GTGACTGGCGCTATGTGATCCGCATCGCCAACATCGACAAGTCGCTGCTCTCTGCCGATGGCACTACCGGCGCCAAGCTTCTTCAGCTTTTCGACGCCGCGATCGAACGCCTGCCGACCCAGGGCAACGTGCGCCCTGTCTTCTACTCCAACCGGACCATTCGCACCTACCTCCGCCAGCAGGCGAAGGAAGCTGTGAAGAACTCCACCCTCACCATCGAAAAGGTTATGGACCGCACGTTCCCGGCCTACGATGGCATCCCGATCAAGCGCGTCGACCGCCTCGCTGTCGATGAAGCTCGTGTTGTGTAAGGAGCAACAGTCATGATCCTTGACGAACGCAACGAGTTCGCCGACGCAGTCTCCGTCGCCGCAGCCGCTGGCACCGCCCTCATCGGCGATGTCATCGACCTCGGCACGGTAGTCCGTGACATCGGCGTGAACGATCACCTCTTCCTCAACATCCAGGTGGATACTGAAATCATCACTGCCGGCGTTGCCGGCACTGTGAAGTTCCAGGTGGCTTCGGATGCGCAGGCCGCAATCGCAACGGATGGTTCCGCTACCATCCACTACGACTCGGGGACCTTCGCAACCGGCGCCGCGGCCTCCAACGCGCAGCTTGCCGCAGGCAAGACTCTCGTCCAGATTGCCCTGCCTATGGCAGGCAAGAATTACGAGCGTTACCTCGGCATCCTTTGCGTCACCGCAACCACGACCACCACTGCGGGCGCGGTCTCAGCGTTCCTTACGCCTGACCGTCATGCGATCCGCACCTACCCTGAAGGGAACAGCTAATGCTTATCAAACTGAAGCGTTCCTTCTTCAGCGCCGATGGGGTCCTCTACCCCAAGGGCCTGGTCGAGTACAACGGCGACCCGAAGCAAATCCCTTCGGACGCTAAAATCATGAGCAAGGATGGCACCTTGCCCGTTCGCGAAAACACGCCCAAGGCTGGCCACGGCGCCAAGCCGCTCGAAGAGCAGGTCCTCGACCTGATCCCCGGCGCTGGCGTCACTCACCAGCTCGACTTGACGACGACCGCCGCCCCCACCCTCTCCGACGCGGAGAAGAAGGAAAAGCAGGAAGCCAACGACAAGGCTGCGGCCGAGGCCGACAAGGACAAGGCCAAGGCCGCCGACAAGGCCTCCGCCGAGGACAAGAAGGAAGTTGCCGAAGGCCTCAAGAACGCCGAGAAGGCTGCCGAAGCGGTCAAGGAAGCTACCGATCCGCTCGCGGGCCTCAAGACGAAGTGAGCAACTTCTCGCGGACTATCGACAATAAGAAGGGGCGGTCCCTTGCCCCTTCTGCCCCGTCGGCTCAACCTCCTCCCCTCCCGGAAGAACCTGAAGTCGGTGGGGCGCCTCCTCCCCCAGCTAAACCGCCGGAGAATTAAATGGCTGCCGATGTCGTTACCATATTCAATTGGGCAATTGCGGCACTCGGCAGCCGTTCTCGCGTTCAATCGCCGACCGAGTCCTCCACCGAAGCCGAAGCCTGTCTCCTCTTTTACGAGAACGTGAGGGATCAAATCCTTCGCAGCGCACCGTGGGATTGTGCCCGCGCGTACAAGCGCCTCGCGCAGAGTGCTGCGAATGACGGCCTCGACGCCTGGGTTTCTACCGACCCAGCCCCCGGCTGGACTTACGCGTACGCGCTCCCCGCCGATTTCCTGTGGCCCCGCTTCATGTCGACGTACTCCAAGTTCGAACTTGGTGTCAATTCCATGAACCAGAAGGTCATCTATTCCAACGACGCAGCCCCGATCCTCTGCTACACCAAGCGGCAGGAACTCGTCGGGTTGTGGGACCCGGACCTCCAGGCTGCAGTGGGCTTCGCTCTCGCCGCACACGTTTGTCTAAAGCTGACCGGGTCTACCGACAAGGTCCGTCTCGTCACCCAGCAGGCCATCGACAAGGTCCTGTCCGCCAGGCAAAGCGCGGCGAACGCACCGAATTTCTCTCTCGACACGGTCCCGGAATGGATCGCTGCTCGCGGTTACGGCGGCACAGCGCCCGTCTCTCCCTACATCTATCCCTCCGCTGATTTCACATACGCAGGTTTCTCAAGTGCCCTTACTTGACGATATCCAATACGGCTTCAGTGCCGGCGAAATCTCCCCGAAGCTGATCGGTCGAGGCGACCTCGACAAGTACGATCTTGGTCTCGCCTTGGCGCGCAATGTTTTCATCGATCCCCGCGGCGGACTGTCCTCCCGTCCCGGCTCGATCTTCGTCGACTTCGTCAAGGAGGATGACAAGCCGACGAAGTATTTCCCCTTCAAGTTTGCCCCGGCCCTCGAGTCCACCTACTGTATGCTCTTCGGGCACAAGTACATTCGCTTTATCCAGGATGGGGCCTATGTGATTGAGCCAGTCAAGACCATTACCGGACTCACTTCCGCCACTCCCGGCGTTGTAACTGCGACCGCTCACGGCTATGCCAACGGCGATTGGGTCAAGCTTTACGATCTCGTCGGCCCGATCGAGCTGAACCAGCAGACCTTCGTCGTCGCAGGCGTCACAACTGATACCTTTCAGTTGCAAGACACCTTTGGCGCGCCAGTCGACACGAGTGTCTACGACGCTTATGTCAGCGGCGGTGGGGCCTATCGCATCTACACGGTTGTCTCCCCCTACGACGCGGACGATCTCGAAGTCCTGCGCTCGCATCAGTCCCGTTCGCAAGTCACCCTGACCCATCCGAACTACAAGTCGCGGGCCCTCATCCGCACCAGCGATACCAACTGGTCCCTCTCCGAACTTGCTTTCGGCAACAACATGACTGTGCCAGGCAGTCTCGTCATCACGCCCTCGGCCGCAGGCACCGCAGGTGTCGGCTTCACCGTGACTGCTGTTGACGCCGAAGGCAATGAGTCCCTGCCGGGGCAGTATGTTTTCAGCACCGTCATCGCCAACATCGTGACTGTGGCAGGAAGCTCATTGAAATTCACTTGGTCCTCGGTCGCCGGGGCAGCTCATTACCGCGTCTACCGCACCCAGGTGGTGCCGACCGGCACAGACATCACCCGTTCCCAGCCCCTCGGCTTTGTCGGTATCGCCTACGGTCCCGAGTTCATTGACAATAATATCGTTCCGAACTTCTCCGAAACTCCGCCGATGTATCAGAACCCCTTCGCCGATGGCGCGATTGAATACATTCAGGTGACTGCGGGCGGCACCGGTTACTCCCGCACTTCGACTGTGTCCGCCACTGTCGGCACCGGCTTCGTAGGTCAGGCCATCGTCTCCAACGGCGGTGTACTTCTCGGCATCGTGGTGGTGAAGGGAGGGTCCGGTTATACCGGCGCAACTGTCATCAGCGTTAGCGCTGGCTCTGGCGCAACTGTCACCGTAGACCTCACGCCGCCGTCGGGCAACAACCCTGCTGTGTCCACCGTGTTCCAGCAGCGGCAGGTCTTCGGCGCGACCGAGAACAATCCCCTGACCGTGTGGGGCTCCCGTCCCGACAAGTTCAACAACTTCGACACCTCGCTCATCACCGCAGCGAATGACGCGTATTCTTTTGAACTTGACTCGGAGGAAGTCGCCCCGATCCGTCACCTCCTTGCTTCGCGGCAGGGCCTTGTTATGCTATCGCAGGCGGGCGTATGGCAGCTGACTTCGTCGGACGGTATCGTGCGGGCTACGGACGCCCTCGCCGATCCACAGTCCTATGTCGGTTGTTCCCTCGTTCCCCCTCTGGTCATCGACACAGACATTGTCTACGTCGAGGGCAAGGGCCAGACTGTCCGCATGATGACGTGGACGGACTATCAGAAGCTTTATCTGGCGCAGGACATCTCCATCCTCTCCTCTCACCTGATGACTTCTTCGAAGCCCATCACCCGGTGGACCTATGCGGCCGACCCCTACAAGCTGGTTCACAGCATTCGCAGCGATGGCGCCCTTCTCTCCCTCACTTTGCTGAAGGAGCAGAACGTCTTCGCCTGGACCCAGAACTGGACCAAGGGTCTCTACCTCGACGTCCTTGCGCTACAAGAGAACCAGACCGACACCGTCTACATCATGACCCAGCGCTACGTCAATGGCCGCTGGACTAAGATGATCGAGAAGATTGCACAGCGCGAATTCGTGCATGTAGAAGAGGGCTGGTTCGTTGACTCCGGCCTTGCCAACGTCATCAACACGCCGAACGCTACCCTCATCCCTGGCGCGGCTTCAGGCAACGGAATTGTCTTCACAGCCGACGCTGCGGTGTTTGCTGTCGACGATGTGGGCTCCGTCATCCGGTGTGGTGGGGGCCTCGCCGAAGTAACTGCTTTCACAGACTCAACCCATGTCGTGTGCTCTATCATCCGGCCTATCACCGATGTGATCCAGGAAGACCCTAACAACATGCCGATTGGCTCGGCCCCTGGTGAATGGTCGCTGGACAAACCGGTTAGCTCAGTCGGCGGCCTCGGCCATCTTGAGGGTCAGGTGGTCCGCATCCTCGCTGATGGTGCAGTCCTTCCCGACCGCACTGTGACCAATGGCCGAGTGGAACTGCCGACCGCCGCTACCCGTATCATCATCGGCCTTGGCTATCGCGCGATCGCGCAGGCCCTTCCGCCGATTTCCTCGAACGAGGTCATTGAAGATAAACTGAAGAAGCAGGTTCGGACCGCCGCACGGTTCAATGAAACTCGTGGCGTGAAGGTCGGAACCAGCCTTGATTTCCTAACTGAGATCAAAGAGCGTACTGACGAACGCTACGGCGAAGCCACACTGGCGAAAACCGGCATGGTCGTGCAGGTCTTGGACGACACCTACGATCTTGACTCCACCGTCTTTTACGTGCAGGACTACCCGCTTCCCATGTCCATTTTGGGCTGGATCAACAAGATCGATATTTCGGAGGATCAGTGATGGTTAATGAAGTGACTGACTTTCCGTGGGAAGGGGAATACCTCGCCGCAACTACCGCGACGATCCTGCGCGGCGCGGAAACCCTGATGTATACCAAGCGGTTCTACGAGGTGCGGAACCAGCGTGGCGAGCTTCTGCTCAGCGCCGGTGTAGCCCTGTGGAGCTTTGTCCGCCCGCCGGAACTGTGGCTCCATTTGGCAAAGCCCTACTTCGTCAATCTGCGGGAAAGCCTTCGCATCACTATCGAGGCCATGGCTCTTCCAGCCGATCAATATCCCGGCCTCGTTTGCGACGTCCGTAAGGACAATGTCACGGAACTGCATTTCGTGAAACACTGTGGTTGGCGCCCGACCGGTCATGCGAGCCTTCGGCCGAATGGCGAAGACTTTATTCAGTTTGAGGTTATGTGATGGCATTTGCACCTGCAGTATTGGCAGGCCTGGGGACCGCCCTCACCGTCGCACAGGTGGGGATGGGCGTTGTCGGCTCGATCGTCGGCGCCGCGAGTGAAGCCGAGGCCGCACAACAGTCACAGCAGATCGCGGAAAAGAACAAGAAGATTGCTGAAGAGAATGCGCAGCGGGCCTTGCTCGTTTCGCAGGAAGAGCAATTCGATCAGGATATGGAAACCCTCGCCTTGCTGGGCGAGCAGGAAGCCATTCAATCCGGGTCGGGCCTGCGCCTTGATTCCGGCAGCTTCGTTCAAACCCGGCGTACTGCGCGTGAGCTTGGCCGCATCGACGCACTCAATGTTAGGGAGGCCGGGAAAATTCGAGCCGAAGCCTATCGGAATGAGGGCGATGCGTATGCGGCTGAGGCTGCCGCGGCTCGTCGCGCGGGCGGCAATGCGGTGCTGAAGGGCTTCCTCGGCGTCGGCACTTCCCTCGTCGGCGGGGCAAGCAAGTTTGTCACCGCCGCGCCTAACCGCACTTCCTCCAGAATGACTGTCCCAGGCTCGGTGATGCTATGAGAGTTCCGCAGAAGATTACCCCCGGCACCTCGCGCGAAGCTGGTGGCATCCCGTTCATGCGCAACGCAAGCTCCGCGGGTACCAGCTCGCAGGCCGCGTTGGGCAATAGCCTCATTCAGGCTGGCAATAGCCTCGGCTCCGTTGGTGGGCTGCTCACGGAACAGGCTACGCAGGCCCGCCGTTTCGGCATCTTGCAAGGCTTCTCTGCCTTCCAGGCCTCCGTCGATGAACGGATGACTGAACTCAAGCGCAACGCGAACCCGGCCCTCGGCAACTTTGCCGATCAGGCGACGGCGAACTATGCGAACTGGGAAGATGAATGGCTGAAGACAGTCCCGGATGAATTCTACGACGAGTTCAAAACGCGGGCGACGGACAAGAAGGCTGCGGTTGCGCGTGAGGCCCTCGCCTTCCAGTACGAAAGCACTGACAATTTCTTCCGCCAGGGCCTGACTGACGCGGTCGACAGCGCAAAGATGGCGTTGGATCAGGACGGCTCGCCGTTCAATCTCGACGCACAGCGGGCTGCGGTTGATGAATATATCAACTCGACTACGCTTACTGAGGCGGAGAAGGTTGCCCGGCGGCGCGATGCGTATCGGGCTCTTGAAAGCATCAGCTACAAGAGTGAGGTTCGCCGTGGAAATCTTGAGGTCGGCGCTCTTGGCGTAGGTAGTGCGCCGGGCGAAGCCGCGGACCTCATCCTCGAGTTCTCCGGAACCGACCTGGAAAACGGTTTCGACTACGAAACCAATCGGGAACTGGTTCAGGATCGTGTGGCTGAGGCGGAAGGCACAGCGGTTGAGACCATAGGCGATCTTGATCGGTGGGCCGCTTTGCCTGCGCGCGCCCGTGCAGCCCTGATCAGCCTGGTCGATGACCTTGGCGAACTTCCTCCTTCCGTCAAGCAGGCCATTGACTCCGGCGATTTGCAGGAAGTGGCGCAGGCGGTCGATGACCTCTCGGGGACCGAGGGCGACCGTCGTGCGGCTGAGGCGCAGATCATCCTCGGCACCGGGGCTATGCCAGAGGGCATGCTCGACGCTGATCCGCGGTTCGCCAACATTCCATACGAGGATCGTCTTGCCCTTCGCGCTGATGCGGAAGCTGAAGCTGCGGCTCAACTGGCAGCGGAACAAAAAGTCGCACAGGCCGCGCAGAAGGAAGCGATCAACAATCTGACCGTCGCGGTCTATGACGGCGAAGCTGGGCAGTATGAAATCGATCAGGCCCGCGAAGCCGGTTGGCTTTCGGACTACTCCGACATCAATCGCGTGCAGACCATCCTGAAGGAGAAGAACGAAGCCATCGCCATGACCCAGCAGATGCAGGGAATGCTGCAGGCTGGCATGACCATCAATCCGGCGAGCGAAGATGACCGGAAGATGTTCAACGCCTATATCGGACCGCAGGGGCAGATGGCCTTGCGCGAAGGCAATATGCAGTATGTTTCCGATGTGCTGGTCCCGGCAGTTCGTACGGCTGGGGATTTGCCCACCGAGACCGTTGGTCTGCTTTCCGGCATGATGAGGGCGCAGGACCCGGCGCAGGCGCTCTTTGCCCTCGACACCCTTTCGCAGCTGGAACAGGCTTCACCGGAAGCGTATCAGGCGCGGGTGACTGAGGCCGTCGCAGCGGACGTCGAATACTGGCGGACGATCAAGGACTTCTATCCGCAGGACGAGGTCTTGGCTGCGGTTCGCGGCGGCACGACGCAGGAGGAACGGACCCGCAATACCATGCTGCGGGAAGAGGCCCGCACCCTTATCAACAAGGGGGAGGTTGACACGAACCTCGTCGGCCCCCTTGGCGACATGCCCGGTTGGCGTTATGGCGATCCGATCATGAGCGCGGGGCAGAGCCAGGCGCTGAACGCCGACTTCTCGCAAATCTTCGAGCGGGAATATGCGCGCGACGGCAATATTGAAGCTGCACGCAAACGCTCGATCACCTCGCTTGGCCGCATTTGGAACACTACCGAGATCGGCGGGCAGCAGTTGCTGATGAAATACCCGCCCGAACTCGTGGGCTACGAAACCTGGAATGGCAGCCATGATTGGATCACGCAGCAAGGACGGGCAGAACTCGGGATCGAAGGGAACTTCCAGCTCATCTCGGACGAACAAACCCGCAGCGAATTTCAGAGTTGGCAAGGCGGGGGCGGGCCGCGTCCAAGTTATCTCGCGGTCTACCAGGACGAAGCGGGGAACCTGAAGATGCCGCTGGATGAGCAGGGCAAACCCCAGCGCATCTTCTTTGAAGTGACTCCGGAAATGGAAGCGCAGAAGGCAGACCATCTGGTCAACGCCCGCCGGAACCTGGACGACCAAATGTTCATGGTCCAGTACAACGCGGCGATGCAGCATTCGCTTTCCACTGGGATGCCAATCCCGGCCGATATAGTCGAAGAATTCAACGAGCGGCGCGCCGCTAAGGAACAGCAATAATGCCCTTCCGCCCTCAGCAACTCGATACCGGCTTTTCCGCCTACCAGCAGAAGCAGGAAGAGCCCATTCCGACACAGCCTTCGCGCAAGCTCGGTGACATCGGTTACAACGTGCAGCAGATCGGGAAGGAGTTCCAGGAACTCGGCGCCACAATGGGCGCTGCGTTTCGTATGGAGAACGACGTCCTCAACGTCGTGAGCCTAATGACGCGACCCAGCTTCCCCGCCGATCCCTCTTTCAACGTCGCAGCGCGGCTGAAGGAAGATGGCCTGTGGAATGACTATTCCGATAACTTCATCGGAGTGGACAACGAACAAGAATACCTCGCCGTCTCCGGCCGTATTGCGCAGGAAGAGAAGGATCGGGCTACGCTCGCGTCAGCGGGCATGGCCGGGTTCGTTGGGCAGATGGCAGCGGGAATGCTTTCCCCCACTACGCTTCTGCCATTTGTCGGCGGAGCCCGTGGTGCGAAGGCAATTGCCATCGGCGCTGGGATGGGTTTCGCGGGCGGCGGGCTGCAGGAAATCCCGCTGCAGTTAGCTCAAGAGACTCGCACAATGGAAGAGAGCGTCAGCTCCATCGCCCTGTCAACCGTGCTTGGCGGCGCGCTCGGCGGGGCAGTTGCGTTTGCGCGTCGGAAGCCTGAGGAGCTTGCAGACTTGCTCAGTTCTGGTATGGTTCCGGAACCGGGTTCTTCAGCCATACCGACACCTCGATCCGCCGGTGCCGCTGCCCGTCTCGAACAAGCGCCCGAGCTTGCCTCGGCCATGGGCTTGGAACAGTCCGTCGGTCAAATCAGCCCTGTGGTCCGCGTTCTCACCGGCACCCTCGACCAGGGTCGTTGGATGATGGCGAAGCTTGCGGACGCGGGGCTCGAGTTCAAGGATCGGGCTGTGGCCGCGGTCGGCGGTAACGTTGAAAATCGGATCAAGACCTACTACGGTCCAGTCGCTAAGGTCATCGGCGCCCTTGACGACGCCTGGGCCCGCTACTGGTTCGAGGGCGCACCGCTTAAGCCCCTCGCAGCTCAGCGCGCCTCGCTTGCCAGTCTGAACCCGAACCGCACCAAACTGGCAAAGAACGAGTTCAAGCAGGAGATCGCTCGCGCTTTGCAGAACGGCGACCGTCATGAAATTCCTGAGGTTCAGGAAATCGCTCAGATGCTGCGCAAGGAAATCTATGATCCGATCCTGAAACAGGCGGAAGAGGTCGGCTTGCTGAAGACGAAGGACGGGGAAACCCCTCCCGGCGATCTCAGCTATCTCAACCGCGTCTACAACATCGACCTCATTCAGATGCGGCAGCCGGAGTTCGAGGCCATCCTGGCCAACCACTACGAGCAGAAGGTGGCCGCTGATTTCCAACAGGCTTACGCCAAACTGACTGAAGACACTCGGCGCCTGGAGCTTCGCGCCGAAGACTTCTCCCGCCCCGAGGATGAAGTTAAGGAGCTTCGTGAACAATTTGAGGCGCAGCTTCGCGCGCTAGATGAGGGCCGAGATGAGGACTTGGTGGAACTGGAAGATACGATCACTGACCGCCGCTCAACGGCAAGGTCTCTCCCGAGCGGAAGCGCGGAGCGAGCCGCCGCCCTTGACGAAGCACGAGCACTTGAGCAAGAGGGAGGAGAAGCGCTTGCTGCAACGCGTGCTGAACGAGCAGAGATTAAGCGGCGGTTGAAGAACCTACGGCAGGCGCATTCGAACTTGACAGCGCGACAGGAAGCAAAACTCTCCAAGGTCGCACGGGCCGAAGAGCTATCCCTTGGCACCCTCCAGCGGCTCGTCCGTCGGGGGCAAAAGGTGCTGGGTGAACTTGACAAGCTCAGCGACGCAAAGCTCGATGCCGAACTCAGCAAGCTGAAGAACCAGTTCGCCGATGCGGCTGCCCGCTATGATCGCAACGAGGACCGCATTGCGAAAATCTTCGATGACGATTTCGAGGGTGATGTTCCGACCTCGCCGTTTGCACAGGCCGCGAAGGTTGAGACCGAAGCCTTCGCTAAGATGAGCGATGTGGCCGAGGTCATTGATGAACTCGAGGTCTTCGACCGAGTGGTTGCTCGTGACGCAATCCTTGCTGGACTGGAAGATGCAACCCGCCGTGCACAGGGCATTGTGGAACGTCGCGCAGTCCGTACCGCCCGTCTCGCCGATCAGGCCAAAGCCCTCGACCCCGAAGCCGCGGCGAAGCGTATCGAAGACACTCGCGGGGATGCACGACTGCGCCGTCAGGAGTTCATGGACTCGTGGCGCGAACGCGGGGCTGACGATATTGATCCGGCCTCCGGCGCAGCTAATTTCAAGCGATTTGCCGCAGACATCGCACGGCAGACGACGAACAAAATCCTCGGAACCTACATGCGGCTGCCTGGCGTGGACATGATCCTCCAGCCCCACGGGGCCGAGCTTGCTCGTACCCTGGACATCGACTCGAACCTGCTTCGCGGGGCCGACGGCCTCAGTTTCTTGGAACAGGACGTCGAAAAGTTGATGATGACCTACGTCCGCACCATGGCTCCGGACATCGAACTTCACCGCGCCTTCGGCGACTTTGCTCCCGACATGGAGCTGAACGAGAACTGGAAGAAGCTGGACGATGAATACAATGCGCGGCTTGGCAACGAGCTGAAGCTCATGCAGGAGGGCGTGGACCCCAAGACCGGCAAGCCTAAGACCTTCACCCAGGAACAAATGGACAAGCGGGCCAAGACCATGGCCGATGAATATGGAGCCATCCGCCGCGACCTAGAGGCGGTCATTGGGCGGCTTCGGCATACATGGGGGGTTCCCAAAGACCCCCGTGGTTTTGGTGCCCGTGCGGCCCGCGTTGCAAGCAATGTCAACGTCCTCCGGATGATGGGCGGCGTCGTCGTGTCGAGCATCCCCGATCTTGCGAGGCCCATCATGAAGTACGGTCTGCTCAACACCTTCCGCAATGGTTACGTGCCGTTCGTGAAGGGGCTCGCCAATTTGAACTTTACCCCTCGGCAATTGAAAATCGCCGGGGCTGCTCTCGACGTCACCCTGCACAGCCGTGCTGCGCAAATCTACGACATCGGCGACTACATGGTTCGGGGCTCGAAGTTCGAGAAAGGGCTTGACGCGGCGACGAGCAAGATCGGCCTGATAGCCCTGTTCGACTACTGGACTACTGCGATGAAGCAGATTTCCGGTAGCGTCGCAAACGCCCGAGCGATGGACGCAGTCAATATCGTGGCGGGTGGGGCCAAAGCCTCGCAGCGCGATCTCGATGAGGCCGTGCGTTTCCTCGCCGCCAACGGCATTGACGACGACTTCGCTATTCGCATTCTCAACGAGTCTCGGAAGCCTGGCGGCGGGGAGGAGGTCAACGGTGTTTGGTGGCCAAATACTGAAGCGTGGACGGATCAAGATGCAGTCCGCGCATACAACGCTATGCTCGTACGCGAGGTGGATAATTCGATTATCACTCCCGGCGTCGAACGACCCCTGATGACTGACGCGAACCCATATCAGAAACTGCTCTTCCAGTTCAAGTCCTTCGGCATGTCTTCCACGACCAAGACGTTCCTGGCTGGTGCGCAGGGGATGAAGCAGGGCGATATGGCTTTCGTCATGGGTGGGGTAATTTCCCTTGCGCTTGGCTCCCTTTCGTACTATACTTATGCCAATATTGTAGGCGGGACTGTCAAGGAGAAGATGGAGTCGGCCCTCGCCAAAGGTAAGTGGGAACTGTTTGCGGACGAAGCAATTAATCGCTCCGGCCTTCTTGGCGTTGGGGCGGATTTGCAGTCGGCCTTTGCGGCTACGCCGTTGGCACCCTACACGACTTTCAGCGGGGAGCGTAGCACACGGCGGGGCGGAGATAATCTGTGGGAGACTGTGGTCGGGCCGACTGTTGGCGACTTGGGACCGAGGGCGGCGAACCTTACCTACAGCCTCGGCAAGGCGGGGACCACAGGACAAGCGGGTGATGTGGCCTGGGCCGATGTTCGGCGGCTGGCCCCGTTCCAAAACCACTTCATGCTGCGGCAGTTTTATGACATGATTGAGGCGGCCGCTGGTCAGCTTCCGGAGAGCAAAGAATGACCATTCAGAACCAGGACTCTTCTGTAACGCACAATGGTAACAGCGCCACTACCGAGTGGCCGTTCACGTTCGAAATCCCGGACGCGGACTCGCTCAAGGTTGGGCTGTTCGACATCGCGACGAACGTATTGACAGAACTTACTAACACAGTTTATTCTGTCATTGGCCTTGGCGACCCGAACGGCGGCGAGGTCACTTATCCGCTGGTTGGACTTCCTATCACCAGTGCGAAGCGCCTGGTCATCTGGCGCGAAGTTGCCCTGACGCAGGATATGGACGTTACGAACCAGTCGCCATACTACCCGGAGGTTCTGGAAGATCAGCTGGACCTCATCGTCATGATGGCACAGCAATTGAATGAGGAAATTGGCCGAGCTGTTCGAGTACCTCAGGGCGCGGATGCAACTGACCTCGATATTCTTATTGCGGGTATTTTGGCCCTCAGCCCAATCAATACCGACATTCAGACCGTTGCGGGTATCAGTGGGCAGGTGGTGGTAGTATCCGGGCTTAGCGCGGAAATTACTACGGTCGCCGGGAACGCAGCCCATATTGTCACTGTATCCGGCATCTCCAGCGACGTGACGGCAGTGGCGGGGATTGGCAGCGATGTAACTACCGTTGTAGGGCTGGCTGACGAAATTGCGGCGCTGGCGCTGATTAGTGGTCAGATCACTACGGTTGCGGGTATTCAGGCTGATGTAACTGCGGTTAGCGCCATGGCCGCAGACATCTCTGCCGTGGTGGGTAACGCAGCCAATATCAACGTCGTCGCCGCGAACGCCTCGAATATCAATCTCGTCGCAGCCAATGAGACCAACATAAACGCAGTGGCGGCAAATGAAACAAACATTGACACTGCCGTCGCCAACATGCCTGCCATTGTTGACGCACCAAATCAGGCGTCTGCGGCCGCCGATAGTGCACTAGAAGCTGCTGGCTACGCAGCGATGGTAAATTTTTGGAAAGGGACGCAAGTGGCGTATGACGCAATAGCGGTTAAAGACCCTGATCGTCTCTATTTCATTACGGCATAGCGGCCATGGCAATTATTCAAAACGGCGCCGATATTTCCAATCTGATGCTAGGGACGGCTCAGATTGCAAAAGTCTACCAGGGCACTCTAATTGTGTGGAGCTGGGAAGTGGTTTCAGTTCTTTCGGGCGGAAGCTCTATTGTGTACGCGAACAGTCTTTTCCCTAATCACTGGGACAAGCCCAATCCAAAGCGCATTGTTGTGCCTGCCGGCGTAGAGCGCGGCACCGCTTCCGCTTTAGGGGCCATTGCAGTCATGCCGCAAGGATCTAATCCGAGCGATAGTTTTGCAGGCTCACTGACAATTGAAATTTCCGGAACGGTCTCCGGTATCGGCGGGGCTCTCAACTCCGGCATCGGCGGCACTGCTTTCTTTGCTAACTTCGCTGGGCGAGCCGGCCAGAAGCTCATCCTTAATAACTACGGGACCATCCGTGGTGGAGGTGGCGGCGGCGGTCGCGGGGGCAATGGTGGAACGGGTGTTTGGTATTCGGGGCGCACGGCTACCGAGGGTCCTGCGTATCAGGTGGTCGCCCCACAGTACTATTGGGAACAAGATACTACATGGGGAATAAACAATGTAGTGATCGCATGGGCAGGGGTCGTAAAATACACCCATAAATTCGGGTTCGATAGCATCCCTGCATCGGTGGTCGGGAATGACGGGGCGGTCTATTCAAGGGGCAGTCTCGGAATGACTGGCGTCCCCGAATATTTCTCAATCATACGCCAGACTACCGTTTATGACGTGCCCAACTACACCTCTGGTGGTGTGGCCGGAAATGGCGGTCGTGGACAGGGCTTCGATGGCGCTGCGACAGCCGGTGCAAACGCGGTAGCCGGGGGCACCAACGCTGGCGCAAGCGGCAAGAGCGGCAATGGCGGAGCCTATGGCACTGCCGGCCAGACCGGCGCAAATGGCTCAAACGGCAACTACTCCAATGGCCTTGCGGGTGCCGCTGGCGGTCTCTCCGGCTACTACCTGAACGGCGCTGCGAACGTCACTCTCAACAATTACGGCACCCTTCTGGGGCGCGTTGCATAAGGAAACATACTCATGAGCGAAGAAAATCCCATTCCCGAAAATTCTCCCGAGACCCCCAACTTTCTGGGTCATATCAAGCAAATCACAATGGAGCGGTTCATCTCGCACCTGAACGGCGTTGGCGCCGGGATCGTCTCCTCTTACCCCATGGCCGAGGTTCAATCCTGGACGATCCAGCGCAATGAGGCCGAAAGCGTCCTGCCGTTGGTGGAGCCAGCATCAACCACGGTGCTCCAGCTAGCGCCGTTCTTGAAAGAGGTCGTGCTGGCCCAGTATGGCCTGGAGGAAGACGAGGCGGTTCTTGCGGGGCTGGTCCTCGCCAAGGCCGGCGAGGTTAAGGCCAATGCCGATCGCTGGGCCGCCATTGCAGCCTATGTGAACGGCTTGCGCGCTCGCGTCTTGCTGCTGCTGGACGCCGCCGAAACCACCGAGACGGTGCTCACCATCGAAAGCGAGGCGCAGACTGAGCTGTCCAACTTCCGGACGCTTTACGAGGTGTAACACCATGACCGAAGAAGAAGCTCGCATTCTCGCCTGGACCCTCCTCGGCGAAGCTGGAGGCGAAGGTCTTTCCGGCATGACTGCGGTTGCCCACGTGCTCCGCAATCGTGCTGCCTCCGGCCGCTTCCCATCCAATCCCGCCAGTGTGGCGCTGCAGGCTAACTCCCGCGGCGTCTATCAGTTCTCGACATGGAACCCGATCAGCAATGGCGGGAACATTCCACGGGCGCGGTATCCTGTCGGGTCGGAGGACTTTAACAAGGCACTCAGCGTTGTGGAAAAGGTCTTCGGTGATCGGCCGGGCCGTGATCCGACCCAGGGAGCTACGCACTACTATTCCCCCAAGGGGATGGAAGGCGGGCTTGCGCCGTACTGGTGGAGGAGCGAAGCGCCCAAGGGCGAAAAGCGTATCGGGTCTCATGTCTTCGCGATCAAGTATGATCCGAAGGAGGCTCCGGTTCCACGCAATCGTCCTGGCGGACAGGACCCCATCGGGCACTTTCCTGAGGAAGTGGAAATGCGCGTGCTGCGCACGGGGGCTCGGGAAAAGTTGCCCGTCATCGGGCCGCGCTACACGCCCACTCCGGCGAAGCAGAGCCTGGCCCTGCAAATGCAGCGGGAGAATGCCGGGGCAACTGTGCGAAGCTCACAGACCCTGATCTATGATCCGGTGAAGCAGACGCTTGTGCCAGCGCAGCCGACTGCGGCAGAAGTCAAACGGAGCATCGGGCAGTCTGTAATCGAGCGTAGCCCTCCCGCCAAAACTGTGCAACGGGTCGCCGGGTTCACGGTTCGCGGTGGTACTGAAGCCATTACGCAGATGGATAAGCGGCGGGAACTGGAAAAGCAGGCGCCAACCTACGCACGGGAACCGTTGCCGCCAAGTCGGGCGCAAACGCAGTTTGCAAACTCCACGTTGCCACAGGCAGCTGGGACTGTGAACAATAGCAAGAACCAGGAGCGGCTTACGACGACTGGGCAACGGCCACCGACCATGCAAGGCGGACCGTACTCACGCGATGCCGCAGCCAGAATGGCTGTCAATAATGGAATTGAAATCGTAGGCCCGCCGAAGGTTGCGCCGGTTCCGCAGGACCGCATTCAGCGGCCTCCGGTTCGGGTAGTGGCACCGCCGCAGTCGGATCAGTCCCTGCGCATCGTCGTGCAGCGTGATCCGGTTGTTCGCGTGATTGCAAAGACTCCGGTCGAGCAGTTGCGGGATAGTGGCATGAGCCCGGAACAGGCCTACAACGCCGCTAATGCCGCTGCTCGTGATCGCGCAGAGTCTGGCGGTAAATACACTAGCGACAATAATAATAGCGGGTCAGTCGGTTCCCGTAGTTATGACGCCGACACCAACACCTGGAGATAAGATGGTAAAGATTGTAGGATTGCCAGACGATAAAGCGGCTGAGTATATCAAACTGCTTTCGAAGATTGAAAGCTCGGACAACCCGAAGGCCAAGGCCCCGACCTCGTCGGCGAGTGGCCGGTTCCAGTTCATCAAGGGAACTTGGGAAGGTCTCGGCTACAACTGGAAGGACGTCTTCAACGACAAGCTGCAGTACGAGGCGGCGGAAAAGTTCACCAACCAGAACGCCCGCGGGTTGCAGCAGGCCGGCTGCGCGATCAACTTTGCCACGCTCTACGGTTCCCATTTCCTGGGCCTGGCCGGGTTCCTGAAAATCATGCGGGCGGCTGGCCCGAATACGCCGATTGAGGCGGTGACGACTCCGGCACAGCGCAAAGCCAACCCGACTATTCTCAAGGGCACAGTGGCCGACTTCGGTGCCTGGCTCAAGCGCAAGACCGGGGACGAGTATACCAAGCGGTATACTGACGGCGGTTGGGTCTCCGGTCCTGATGTCGTCGTGCCACCTGTTCCGGAGGTCAAGAAGTCGTCTGGCCTCGGCGGTGTCGTCTTCGTGGTCATCATTCTCGCAATCGCGGCTGCGGTCGTATTCTTCTTCGGAGGGAAATAATAATGAATTTGAAAACAGTCATCTTCACCGAGGTCTTCAAGCAGGTGCTCGACGTCGTCAAGCGGCCTGATGTCCCGGTGCAGGGCTCGGCGAATGAAGTTCAGGTGGCGAAGGAGGTCACTGAGAAGCTGGCGCCGGTCATCCTGAATCAGACGAACAACGAGCCGCTCTGGAAATCCCGCATCCTTCGCGGAGCCGGCATTGCACTCGTCGGATTGGCTGGCGGATATCTTGGGATCAACATTTCCGATGGCGATCTTGAGGGCGGGATCAAGGCGGTCACTGATCTCGTCACCGCCCTCGGCGTGCTCTACGCCATCTATGGGCGGCTCACTTCGAAGGGTACGCCGAAACTCTAGTTTAAGGAATAATCGGCCGTGGAGCAGAATGAACGTATAGCTTCCGACCTAGCGCAGACCATCAAAAGGGTGGATGACATGTCGCTACGGCTTGCACTTGCAGAGAAGGAAATCCAGCGGTTTGATGAAAAGATCAGTGATGTGAAATTGCTGATCGTTGAAAAAGTTAATGATCTACGGGCGGATATGATCGAAGGCCAGAAGCTGATGCAAAAATCTGTCGACCGCTGGAACAACATTGGCTTCTGGCTTATCACACTCGTGGGCGGGGCCATCATCCTCGCAGTACTTAATCTAGTACTGGCAAAGGGCTAGCGCATTCCTGGCTTGCGCGGCTTAGGCTTGTAGGCGTTACCAACATCGCCTACAAGCACCTTCTCCAGCATATGCGCCCGTTCCATCAAGTCCAGCAATTTCATCACATTTTGAACCGGTACTCGCTCTTGCAGGAATGCAACGAGGCGATGCTCAGCCACGGGCTTATCTTCCTTCATGTAGATGGTGTAGGCGTGGTGCCAGCATTCGTCTGCGGCCTTCGCGTCGGCGTTGACGACCATAGCCTTGAAGATGTCGGGCATGAAGATTTCGGCCTCGAGGAGCCAATCGAGGGCCTGCATGAAATGGTCGTGCTGGATCACCATAGTATCGGAAGATGAAGCGCAGGCGATCACGCAAAGTTTCAGCACGTGGCTGGTGCGGCGGGAATTGTAATTGCGCAGGCGCGGATGGTCGGGGGCCGGTTGCCCGCCTGACACATGCCATGCGTTGATCGCAGCGGCGGCCTTCGGCTCAAACTTCATTTCCCCTGCCATTGTGAAGATGTGGCGAATGTCGTTCTCGATCTCGCCGCGGAGCAGGCTCGCGTCCTTCTTGAACTGGAAGAGGGGCGTGATGATGCGCTCGGCGTTGAAGACAAGGATGGTGCGGGAGAGGAAGCCCTGATCCCACGCGCCTTCGGGGAGGGAGTTGGCTAAGTGGGCCGGGGTGGTAGCTGCCAGGATGTTGATGTTGGGCTTGGGGATTTGGAAGTTCAACTCGCGGGTACGGCGACGTTCGGAATAGGGATGGCCGTCATAGAGGTCGGTCAGGCGGTTCATCATGTCCGGATCGTAGGCGGGGAGAAGGGTGCCAAGATCGTTTGAAATGACGGCGAGGGAGTTGTAGCGTAGAGGCTCGAGTGGGCTCGTCGGTTCGTAGAACTTGCGCTCGGCGTCTTTCAGACTGTCGATGATGGCGGCGGCGGTCACGCTTGCCGGGGCAAGATGAATGCCGTCCGCGTTGCCGGTGGAAAGGGGGGAGAGGAGGCCCTGGACCTTGGACGTCAATTCCGTCTTGCCAACGCCCGGTGGGCCGACGAGAATGGTGTAAAGGTTCGGGTAAAGCGGACCCATGCCCACATCGACCCACACCCGGCGCTCAAGCGCCATAGCGACCGTTGCGATGGCGTTCCATTTGCGGAAGAGTGAGGGGGCGCCGGAACCGTTGACCAGCTCCCCAAACGACTCAATCCAATTTTCCAGTTTACGGGGCATTAGAACCCATCTGTGATAGACAGCTTACGCCGGGGCTGATAAAGGTGCTGGCGCTCGACGGCTAGCTTGCCCTTCCATTTACGGAGGCCGTCGGGGTTGAGGTCGGGTTTGGAGGGGTCGAAGTCGCCCCAGTTAAATCCGACCTTCGCTTCAATGGGGACCGCGAACTCGCGACCGCCCTTCAAGATGATTGGGACCCTTTTGGTCTTGAGGGCCCACGGTACGAACTCGTTAACAACGCCGACAGGCACCTGCCACAGGGTGGAGTCATGGACCTGCGCCAGAAGCTGTGCATCCCACTCCTTCGCCCCCCGCCACATCTGGATCATGCCGATGTCGATCTCGTCTGCGGTGGAAGACTGCGGATCGTAGGCTATGGCTTCACGAAGCGTCTCGTCCTCGTAGGCCCGGCCGAAGAAGGAGCGGCGGCGCCCGAAGAGGGTGGTTAGGTAACTGACGGAAGTCAACTGCTCGCGCACCCACTTGTGCCATAGGCGGATCGCTGGGAAGGCCTCGAAATAGCGGTACTGGAAATCATCGATCAGCGCGGTCTCGACCTTCGTGTGCTTTGCCATCGTCTTGGGCTGGCCGTAGTAGTTGGTGCCGTGCCCGAGCTTCTTGGCTAGCTGACGATAAGAGTCCTGACGATAAGCAATGACGTCTGCAACGTTGCGCCAATTAGCAGGGTCATCCCCCCAATCGAGACTACGCCAAGCCATCTTACAGACCGTGGTATGTAGATCACCAGACTCACAAGCGTTAAGGTAAGCACCAGCAAAGGCGGTGCCATACTGCTCATAGAAAAGGTTCCAACAAATAGCGCCAACATTTCGCGCATCGGCTTGCTCTCCGTCAAGGTTTACGAGGACGTAGCCTGGGTCGGCTACGAAGGTGTACCGGAGGTCCCGGTCGATGTTTTGGCCGTTCGAGCCGGTTCCGAAGTCGGAGGCAGCAGAAGCAAGCCTTCCAGTATTCGTCCCTGCGATGTTGTAATTCGAACGGAACCTGCCGTCTTCGTCAATTTCAGTCTGGAGAAATCCACGTTTTTTATCGAGATCCCTGAGAGCCAGCAGATGTGCACAGAAGGGCTCGGCAATGAAGTTGACACTGAGTTTCTCCAGCGCTTCTCGGTTGATAGTCGGCATCATCTTTCCCTGCGCGTTACGCTTGCGCACGGGCGGGAGGCCGAGGACGTCGTAAAAGAGGTTCTTCAACTGCGGAATGCTGCGCCACCAGACCTTCCACTTGCCCGTCTTCTTGTCGAGGACGTTGGGCGGAAGCTCGACGCCGACACCTTCGGTGACAAGACGGGTCAACTGGGTCTCGAGAGTTTTGATCTGGGCCTGGAACTTCGCAAGGGTCTGGCCCCGGTTGCGCTCGTCAATGAGGATGCCGCGCATCGACATGTCAAGGACCGGGGCCTGAAGACTTTTTGAAAGTTCGTAGGTCTTACGGGTTGTGGGATCGAGGACCTCGAGCAAGCTATCGCGAACCTCGAACGTGACGCAAACGTCGAGTGCGTTATACACAAATTCCCTGTCCATATGGGACAGTTGGGAAATCTCAGTGATGTCAGAATTCTGAAAAATCTTAACCATGAGCGTATGCGACTGCTGCCGTTGCGAGGTTTGTGAAGTAGCCTAAATGACGACCTTGTTTGGTAACTTTATATTTGCCGGAGGCGGAACACCAAGAAACGCCTCTGACTCCGGTCGTGTTTGTTATGAACTCGTCACCGTTCATTGCATTCTTGCTGTGATTAGACAGCTCAAGATTATCTGGTTTATTATTAGCCGGATTGCGGTCGAGATGATCGATTAAGCTAGTCGGCCACACACCATAAAACAGATAATATATTACTATATGAGTGTAGGTCGAAACCTTGTTGATTTGAACCTTCACATAGCCATTGCTGTCTATGCAACCTATTGGCTTGTAAAGGTTCTTGCCTCTGCCAGGCGTCGTCCAATACAAATGTCCTTTATCAAAGTCTGCCCTAACGTGATTGTGTAGATCAGCAATCCATTCAGGAGTTACTGATTGCATCGGACGACGACCACTCATCACGGCGCCTCAGTCAGCATGTTGAAATTTTCATCGAAGAACTCGACCGACATCTGCAGGGCTTTGGCCTGCTTCAATTCGATCTGTACGCCCTTGCTTTCCTTCCAGCCCGGAAGACAGTAGACGAACATCGCCTCGCTGCGACGGAGCATCCCGGTGTTGAAGAAGAGCCAGGAGGCCGCGTCGGTTTTGATCCCGCCTGCGGCCGCAAGTTCGTGGCCGTAGACGATGGGAGAGAAGGGGATGAGGCCCATGTTGAAGAGGTGGATGGTGAAGCGGCGGACCTTTTCGAAGCGCATTTGCTGCGCGCCGGCGATGGGGGAGGAGTAGGGGGAGGCGATGTAGATCACTTAACGAACTCCCGAACTTCATCATAGCTGATACAAATCTTATCGGCAAGCAGCGCCATCAGTTCCGGTTCTTCTCCGTCCTGAGTAAGAAGGCACGTACGCTTGCCGGCGCCAGCCATCCAACCGAGCTCCAAATGAGCTGAACGGCCGGAAGGTAGCAGCATGACACATGTATCAGCCCAGCGCATGGCAGCAAAATCAGCATTGAAACCTTGGGCGGCTCTCGGGTGCGTCAGCAAAGCGCGACGATAATCTTCTGCTGTGCACGGAAGTTCGAGGCCAATGTCCGACCATTTGAAACCACTGCTGTTTGGCGGGTTCTTGAAGTCATAGACCTCGTGGCCGTCCATACGTAGAAGATTAAGCATGGTTTCGTGGTAGGGGTTGCGCCAAGAGGCAGCAAGATAAATGCGGCTCATTTGGAGGCCTCCGAAATAATGAGGGCAATATTCGGCGGGGTCCAGCCCTCAGGCTTCAGCACCTTACCGTCCTCCCGTTTATTGACCTTGCCGGTCAGGGGATCAACCTTGGCCATATTGCTGCGCTGGACTTCATTCCAAACGTCGTTGAGAGGAATGCCGAATTCGAGAGCGGCGCCGATGCAAACATAGATGATATCGGCTAGACCATCGGCAGTCTCGACCATGTCGCGCTTGTAGATGGCCTCAAGGGTTTCTTCAACCTCCTCAGCAATCAGCTTAACACGCAAGTCAATGCGCTCCTGCGGCGGGAACTGGGGTTTGTCTAAGACCGGAAGCCCCATAACCTTGTGAAAGTCTTCGACGTCTTCGCAGGCAAATACAATGCTCATTTCAATCTTCCTTCTTCAGTGTTTCGTGTTTCGCTCTCATGAATTTCCAGGCCGGTTCATTTGTGTAAACCGAACCTAAGAAACCCAATCCCTTTTCCATCTCCGGCTGCAACGCGTGATGCAGGAGCATGGTGTCGTCGCAGGCCTGCGGGTTCCCAATCCCCATCGTCCTCCACATGTAATTCATGTCGTAGAGGAAGTTCTGGCCGAAGGTCGGGTTGTCCTCGCAAATGCGTTTGACCCAAAGCCAGGCGGCTTTCTCTTCCTCGCGGGTGCGCCAGTAGTTTCCGTCCTTCTGCTCCGCGTCCACGAACGGGACGACGAGGGCGATCTCGGGGGAGGGCGCGAAGCCAACGCAAGTGATCTGACCTGCGGCCGTTTCGATGTCGACGGAGAGAGGAGCGCCGGGGGTAATGAACCGGGCCTCAAATTGGTGAAGGTCGGCGATGGCGGGGTAGAGCCAGAACTCGCGGTTCGGGCGGCGGATTTCCGGGAACTCGGCTTCGCGCTTGGCCTTGGTCAGGTCGGCCATGACGATGGGGCGGAGCTTCCACTCGCGCATTACTGCAGCGGGGTGGTAAGTCGCCAAGATTTTAACTTGCCCGAGTACACTCCCCGCGACACCAGCAGTGTATATTGGAGCACCACGGACTTTCCTGATACCTGCTTGCCCAAGTAAAGCCCAGGCCGGCGTGGCGCCTGCGGCCACAATGACGTTCGGCTGCTCCCGCGCAATCTCTTGAAATAGACGGTCGAGTTCGGGAGCGTGCGACCGGTCGACGTACTTACCGCTGGTGAGCGCTGGATACCCTTGGAGCGCCTCGCTCTTAGGTCCGCAAAGGTGCGAAAGGTCATTGCTCGTCTCCGACGGCCTGCGGTTGAAAACGTTGGTGAGATAGACCTCGTCGCGATTGATGCCGACCGAGGCAAGAAGGGTGTTGAGGACGTGGCCCGAGGCGCCGACGAACGGGCGACCTTCAGCCGCCTCGTCCTTATTCCACGCTTCGCCGACTATCATCATCTTGGTCATTGGTAGTTTCCGGTATGGTTGCGGAACGGTGTTCTTCGACCATATCAAGACTGACCGCGTTCATCCGCCATAGCCTTGGCCAAGATCAGATAGACGATGAGGTCATCCATGCGACCTTCGATCGACTCCATGCGCTCACGGGTCTTGCCTTCGCCGAGGTCCTTAACGTACTGCATGATGGAGTCCCAATGCTTGGCGGCATAGACCGCCCACACCTGTTCCATTTCGAGGCCGAGGGCAGCGGCGTTGCGCCGGAAGTTGGCGAGGCGATCGAGGTCCCCGGCGTACTCACCGCCCTTAAGCTCGCTCAACTGCTTGATGTTGGCGACGGTTTGCTGGACGAGGGTGTCGTAACGTTCATGCGAGTAGGTGGTCATCAAAATCTCCTTGGCTCTGGCAGGGCATTGGGCGCCGAGGTGCATACCCCCGACATCCTGCCCGCAATGGACGCAAATCGTTAGGGGCCATGGCCCGCATTCATGATAGGGATAAGGGGTCTTCATCGAGGTCTCCTGCGTAGTAGGCTTCGGTGCTGCGGGCGAAGAACTCAGGGTCTCGTTCGAGACCGAGGACTGTAGGCGCTCCCAAAGCTGTAGCCGCTTTAAGGGCGTTAGCACTTCCAGCGGTTGGGTCCAGTACTCGTGAATACTCATCCACAAACATTTCCATAAAGTGTTTGAGCATCGGCACAGGCTTCTCGCTCATGTGGATCGACTTGTCTTTACCGGGGTGCGCGAAGGCATTCGCTTTGGCTTTGACAACTGGGCGATCGCCGCGCGCTGCCAGAAAGGCAGTTTCATATACGCGCCTGGGCCCGCGCGACGGGTCAGGCAGAATGCCAGTATTGTCGGATTTAAACCAGATGAGGGGGAACGGGTTAACCTTCCAGCCCATCGCAGTAAGGCGCTCTTGTGTCTCATGGTAATAGTCCATCGAAAACCAGAACATCAGATGGGCGCTGTCTGCAACCACGTTGTCCATAGCCAGTGCAAGTGTATCGAGTAAAGCCCAATAGACATCAGGGCTGTCAGCATAACCTCCCATCGCAGCTCCCTGGCCCTGATCGTGCTTATCAGCGCCCACACCATAAGGAAAATCACAGTGCAGGAAATTAAACTTAGGCCCAGTGTAGGAAGCAGTCCATTCATGGAAGTCCTCATTGAGTAGGGGGACACGGCGCGTCGGGGTTGGAAGGGCCTCGGCCAGCTGGCTGCTCGCCAACACACTGTCGAGGACGGAGGCTTCGGCCCGCGCTGCGGTGCGCTGCATGATGCCGCGGGCTACGGAATACTTCGGCGCGGCGGTGAGGCGTTCGTTGCCGGAGACGAGTTCCTTCGCAACGCGAAGTTTCTCAGTCACATGGCGCGGGGTGTAGCCGAGGGCATCAGCAGTTTTGTCCGTGCCCCACTCGGGGTCTTGGGCCAGGCGCAGGGCGTGGTAGCGGGCGATGGCCTGGCATTCTTCCTGCCACTCGATGTCGACGCGGGAGATATTCTCTTCGAGCTCGAGGGCTTGGGCCTCGGCCTCATCAAGCTCGTCGGAAAACTGGACCGGAATGTGGCTCCACCCAAGACTCTTGACGGCGGTATAACGACGTTCACCTGTCCGTAGAGTGCCATCCCGATCAACCACCGGAGGATGAATGAGTCCGACGCGGGTGATAGAAGTGGCGAGTTTGTCGATGTCTTTGAGCTCACGACGCTGCCGCTCGTCGCGGTTGACTTTGATGAAGTCGATGGAGACAGTTTTAAACTCGCCACTGGTCACTTGGAAATACCTGCCGAAATGAGATCGCCTTCGGCGACGGGGATAAGGGTGGGGAAGGACTCGACGTTGTTGGCCCGCTTGCAATAGGTGAAGGCCTCGTCGGGGGAGAAGCGCTTGGCCTCTTCGAGCTGGGTGCCTACAGTGCCGCCGGTATTTACCCAGCCCTGCCCGCGCGTGGAATAGATGATGTAGGATGGTTCCATTGGAGTCTCCTATTGAAAGAAGAGGGGGCCGCGAAGCCCCCTCAGTTGAACCGGCACAGGGAGGAAAGCCGGTTAGACGATCGGCGCAGTCTTGCCGATGTTGGCCTGCATAGTCTCGCCCGAAGGATCGCGCTTGTCGAGCGAGTGGGTGATCGGGGCGATGAAGCGCTTGTTCTTCACGGAGCTGAGAAGCTCGCGGAGGGACATGTTCTCGCCGCCTTCGATCTTGAGAACGTCGACGCAGAAACGCTTGACACGGTTCTGGACGCCGATGAGTTCGGCCTCGGTGCCTTCCTTCTTGTTGAACATGAAGGAGACACGGTTGCGGATCGAGGTAACCTTGCCGTATTCAACGAGGGCCTCGCGATCGACGTCGTCGGCATCTTCGAAGACGGACACGGCCTGGCACGGAATGTTGATCATGTCCCAGGTTTCGTTGTCCTGATTGATCTCGCCGATACCGGTGATCTGCCAGACGTAGTGGCCAACGGGCGGAACGGGGACGGCCTTGACCTCGGAGGCCTTGACGTCGAGGGCTTTGTTAAAGTCGAGTGCAGCCACGGGGAATGCTCCTTATTGAGTGGACTGGGAAGAACCGCCAACGGCGGGTTGGGCTTTCAAGGCGCGGAACAAGTCCCGCATCCCTGTCTCGAGCGGCAGAGAAGTTCCCTCGAATGCGAATGGGACTGCCGTCTTGAGGTCGATCAAGTCGTTGGGGACGACTCGAATTGTTCGCTTCACATTCTTGCCGGTGCCGGTGCTTTCGGCGAGGACAAGGTTGTTGAAGTAGCGCGCGATCTTCGGGCCGAGAGCCTTGCCGACTGTGGTCGGGTAGCCACGGGTAAGCCCGTTCGCCTCGTCGTAGTTGACGTGGGAAATGACGATGAGGTTGCACTCGAAGTCATCGGAGGTGAGCATCGCGATTACGTTTTCGAGGGCGCCTTGTGCCGTGCCGTACCAAGCGCGGGCGTCACGGTTGCCCAGGTTCTCGTTCATGCGGCGGGCCCACTCGAAAGCGGCCTTGCCGAGGGTCGTCAAACTGTCGACCACGAAGATAGTGTTCTCGCCCCAGTTGCCGGGGACAGTGTCGTCCGACCATTTGGTCAGGAGTTTCGACGCATCGGTGTAGGCCTTCGGTGTGCCGACCACGGCGCCCATAGTCTCGGACGCTTTGTATGCGTCGCGGACTGACTCGACATCGACACGGTCCATCAGCTTTGGATTGTCGCGGCCGACGAAGGCCTTGATGATGTCGACGCCGTTGTCGAGATCGAGGATGCGGAGTTCGTAGTCCTCGACCAAGGGCGCGAGGGAGCCAGTCTTGCCGGTGCCCGAGTCGCCGATCAGCATCATCTTGATGAAGCGGCCGGAGTGGTGAGCGGAGAGCTTGACCATTTAGTACGCCCGCTCTACTGCCGAACGACCGATAGATCCCGGCGCGTTGTCGAACAGCTGCATTTCCAGGCGTTCGGTCTGGTGCGCGATCGAGACAATGGTGTCCTGAATGTTGGAGATGACCTCGCCGAACTGGTTGTTGATGGTGTGGCCGGAAGGGCCGGCAGGCTTTACGGTGCGCGGGTCTTCCGGTTCGCTGCCGTTGAACATGTCGGCCAGGTTGCGGATGCGGGTGTTCAGCGAGCTGACTCCCTCATTGACAATACGCAGTTGTTCGAGGTGGGTGTGGATGGACATAGTGTGGGGGTCCTTTGGTTGGGAGCGTTACCGACGCTCGAGCGGATCATAGCCGCCGCCTTGGACAAAGTCCGCAGCGAGGAAATTGGGGCGCACACCGGGGGAGCGGGAGCAGACGGAGCGGAAAGTGCAGCCGCCGTAGTTGCCGCAAGAGCTGGGGTTCATGGGGAAATGGTTTTCCCTCGTCAGCTCCTGCATCTTGAGGATCGTGTGCATGGCGGAGTCGTACCACTCGGTAAGCTGCTCGGAGGTGCGGAAGGTGAAGCCGCGCTCGAACCGGGTGAAGCCGACAGCGACCTGCGCTGCGTCGATCATCACGCCCTTGACAGGAATGCCGAAGACAGCGGAACCGGCGAAGGTGTACAGGGACATCTGCGTGTCCGGGGAGTACTGTTCGAAGTAGCGCGGGGACAGGGTTGTGCCGGTGGTCTTCTGGTCCTGGATGTAAAGGTTGTCGGCGTAGTTGGCGAGGCGATCGAGGTGGCCGACGAAGATGATGTCGTTGTCGACGGGGAGGCTGAAGGAGAGTTCGACTGCGGGCTTGCCATCGGCGAGCTTGACGGGGAGGGCCGCGTCGTCTTTGAACTGCTCGAGATACCAGACGATCGAGCGGATCAGGGTCTCGCGGTTCTTGAGGTTGTGGTCGGAGACCCAAGGACGACCCTCCTTGGAATTGCCGGTGCCGTCACAGTCAGGGCATGAGACTTTCTCGGAGGTGGCCTCGCCCCCCAATGCTTCATCGACCAGACCGTTGCCGCTGCAGGTGTCGCAGCCGCCACGTTCCCAAGTCCCGATGAGGGCCTCAAGCACAACCGCGCGCAGCGCCTCTTCTCGGTCCATGCCTTCGGCCATCCACTTGTGGAAGTGTTCGAGAGCTGTGGCGTAGTGACCGCCGAAGATGAGGTGGGCGTTGGTATCACGCTTGTGCCAGCCCTCGATCATGGAAAGCTGGTAATAGCGCGGGCAGGTCTCGGCCCACTTGATAGTGGTGGCGGACCACGCGAACTGGACGCCATCGCGGAAGGCGGCGGACTGGGTCATAGCTGTGCTCCAATAAAGATACCGATACCTACAGCGATTAAACCTACAATCACGAACATCGCAATGACTATTTTGGCTAGTCCACTAAAGTCCCACATGGTTTGACTCCTAGAGTTTGAGGTCGCCGAGAAGATTGCCCAAGTCGAGTTTGTCGCTAAGCGACAGGGCCTGCTTCTGCTTCTCCGTCTTCGGCTTCATCGAGCCGGCGCGAGCGTTGCCGAGATTGAACTGGCCGCGCTGTTCGCGGAGGCGAGCGATGATGGCGTCGAGGTCCTGGGCGGACAGTTCCAAAGGATCGCGGGCGAAAAGTTCTGCGATGTCAGTCATTAGATTTCTCCCGCCTCACGGCGCAATGTGTTGAAGCGGTACTGCAGTTTGGTCTTCGCCTCTTGCAGATCACGGATGGAGGCCTCGGCCTTTTCAATAGCCTCAGCAACTCCATTCAGGTGGGTTTCAATCTCGCTTCGCGAGAGCTTCTCCACCCAACTCCACTTTGACATTCGGTACTTCCCCTTCCAGACGAGTGATCGTGTCACGGACGAGGGCGCGGATCAAGACGGAAGGCTCGGCCGATGGGACGAGGGCGGCGAGACGATCCCAGTCTCCCTCGAAAAGATTGAGGGTGTGCTTTTGGAGCGGGCGCCCCTTACTGTCCTTGGCCATCTTCTATTGCCTTTCGAATGTCCTCGCGGGTTACGTCGATGTGACGATGGGTGATCCACACCTCGCCGGAATGGTTGCGCGGGGAGGTGTGGACCATTAGGCGCTGGAGCTCTGGATCGGCAGAGTCTTTGCGGGCCTTGTAGAGTTGGGCCTTCATCTTGTCCGCATTGCTGCAGGCGACGATGATGCCGATCGGCTCCCTAAGAGCAGCATACCACAGTTCAAGGATTGGCAAGTTCATATGCTTCTATTGCCTTTTCCAAATCCTTGAACCGTGGCTTGCTCGTAATTCATTCCTCGTCGTCGCTCGCTTCATCGCCTTCGCCGGAAAGGAAGTCGGAGTCGTCGGCGCCTTCGCCCCGCACGAGCGTGCCGAGTTCGAAGCCGTCGTGAATCTCGATGACGATGGTGGGTTTGAGGTCGCCGGAAACGAAGTCGAGGATTTCGCAACGGGTGACTTCGGGAGTGTGGCCCTCAGCGAAGTAGGGGGCGTCGGGATCGCCGGGTTCTCCGTCGAGCATGGCAGCGATCACGGGGTTGTCGGCCTTGGCGACGAAGCCGATGAAGTGCTCGCGAATGCCTTCGCCTTCAACCAAGGGCTCTTCATAGAGAACCTTGACGGCATTGCTGTCGTAGGCGTTTTCGGGATCACGCTCGAGGCGGAGCTGGGCGCCGCTTTCAAGTTCGCGCAGCACAGCTTTGGCGTCGGCCGGGCGGAAGTTTGCACCGGCGAGGATGGTGATGAATTGCAAGGGAAGTCTCCTGTTCGTGGGGTTGGGAGGTGGGGTAGTCAAGAAGAAACACTGTCGCGTCCGGACCGGGCTGCAGACCCGTTGTGTTCCTACTAGAATACCCCCGCCCACAGGACAACGGAGAAGAAGCCTGTGGACGAGGGAACCGGCGGCGTCGGTTAGAGGTCGAGGCCGGCGGTCAGGGCATCGACGCCCTTCTGGCGAGCGGCCACGTTCTTCTTGGCCTGGGCGACGACTTCGTCCTTCGCAGCGACATTGGCAATGTGCTCGGCGATCTGAGCCTTGTACGCTTCCTTCTGCTCGTCGGTCGCATCCTTGGGCGGGTTGACCGAGCGGCCCTTGGCGGCGAGAGCGTTCTTGATGATTTCCTTGGCGAGGGCCTGGGCTTCGCGCTCGATCGGGTCGAGCTTGACAGTGCCGCCGCCGGTGCCGGGCAGGGAGAATTCGTAGGAGGCTTCGAACTCGGCGAACGCGGGGGCCAGCTGGTCGGCGGTCAGAGCGCCTTCCTTGCCTTCCTGCGAGGCCTTGACCTTGGACGCGAAGTTGTTGCGGAGGTTTTCGAAGCGGGTCTGGTTCAGGGTGCGCGCCTCGGCGTCGTTCAGGACGTGGCCGGGGGCGTACTTGTATGGGGCTTCGAAGGTAACGCCTGCAATCATGAGGGATTTCAGGGAAGTATTGGTTGCGTCGGCCACGGGGGTTCTCCTTGGGTTCGTGGGCTACGGGGACGGGGGCCAATCGCCCCCATTGCTATTAATGGATAACACGGCTGCGCGGGTGGGTCAAGCCACTTTGTGCAGGAATGGTATGGTTGCGGAACATGGTTCCGGAGCCATATCGTAACTACGTTTTCACTTCCTCCGGGTCGAACATGATGTGCTCGATGTTGTGGGCGATGGCCCAGGTGGCACAGGTGGACATGCCGTAGCGGTTGATGACTTCGGCAAGCATGGCGCCGAGCATCTGGGTTTGCTTGTCAGAGAACTCCATCGGATGGTGGAGCTTGATCACTTCGAGAACGCGGTCGGCCTCGACAACGCGAAGCTCGTGATCATCGTCTTCGGCGACTGTCTTCCCGCCGGTCTCGAGCAGGTCCATGATCTCGAATCCGATGTCGAGGCAGAGGTGGAAACGCTTGCGGATTTCTTGGTTGGCGCTCATTCGAGGATGGCCCTTTCTTCGCTGTCTTCACGTTCGGAGAAGTAGTGGGCGGAATCGACATAGATGAGCCGATCCTTGGCGCGGGTTTGCGCCACGTAGAGGAGGTTGTTTTCCTGCGGGTTGGGGGTGCGGATAAGCTCGCGGTCGAGGATGAAGACCGTGTCGAACTCGAGGCCCTTGGACTTGTGGATCGTCATCAACTTAACGGGACCGGAGACGGAAAGGATGCGCTCGGCGTAGTCGATGGCCTCGCCCAGGGTCTTGCCCTCACGCGCGAAGATCAAGAGGCAGGCGACTTGGTCGTTGATGCGGTCAGGGTTGCGCGCCTTTTCGAGACGGGCCACGCCCCAGTCCTGGATCGCGGAGACGGCGTCGACCTGCTTCATCGAGGCGGGGCCGAGCTTCTTCAGGATTTTGATGAGGCTGCGGCCGAGGTCATTGCCGACGAGTTCGGGATAGCGGCCGTCGCGCAAGAGCTTGAGGGCCATCGAGAAGAGGGGAGCGTTGTTGCGGCACAGGATGGCGACGGACTGGGAAGGGACGTCGGTTACGTCCCACTGATGGAGGCGGTCGACGCCACCCGGCTTGGCCCACTCAGGGTACTGCATGGCGGGCGCACGCCACCGAGCTTCCTCGACTACCTTGATAGGGCAGCGGAAGGAGATGGTGAGGGACAACTCGACCATGGAGAAGTCAGCTTTCAACTTCTGCATCGAGTCCTCGTGCGCCCCGCGGAAACCGTAGATGGACTGGTTCGGATCGCCCACGGCGATGAGGCGTTTCTTCGCCACGCGACGGAGCATGAAGTGGTTGAGCGCGGAAAGGTCCTGGGCCTCGTCGATCAGGACCACGGGGTAGTAGGGGAAGACAGCGCCCCACAGCGTCGGCATGAAGAGCTGGTCGCCGAAGTCGATGGTGCCCTGCAGGGCTTCGCGGATGCCGGCGACAGTCACGTCGTGAATGAGGTCGCGCTCGAGGTCGCCGAGCTTCTCGTCCAGATGGCCGTAGAACTCGTCGTCGGTCATAAGGCGCTTGGCCTGCGGGAAGTGGTTGTCGGGAACCCAACCGCAGGCCTTGCCGAAGTCAACGTTGCGCATGAGGTCGGCGAAGTTTTCGAAGGCGAAGCTTTTCTCCTTCGGGTCCTTCAACTTGTCGATGGCCTCGGAAAGCAGGCGGTAAGTCTTCTTGGCATCGACGTTGAGGCGCCGGCCGCCGAGGTGCTGGGCCCAGGCGCGGTGCCCGAGGGAGTTGAGGGTGAGGGACTCGCAATTGGGCGGGAGGCGTTCCTTCATCTCGTCGGCGATTTTTTTATTGAAGGCTAAACACATCATCTGCTGCTTGCGCAGGGCTTGCGCCACAAGCACCAAGGTGCTGGTCTTGGCCGCGCCCGCAAGCGCATTGACGAGGAGGTTGTCGGTCGTGGTCTCGGCGGCAGTGACGACTGCGGTTTGCTCGGCGGTGGGGGTGAAGGTCATTCTTCGACAAGCTCGGCTACGAGGGAAAGGACGGCGACGATGTGGGACAGGGTCACTGACCAGTCCATCATACCAGCTGCGAGCGCTGAGTCGCGAAGCTCTATTGCAGCCTCACGAAGCGACAAGATTTCAGCCTTGTCATAATTACTATCACCTGATTGCAGTTTCATTTCAGCTTTCCTTTGGTTCAGCTGTCTTTACGGATCGCAAGTTCCTTGCGGAGCTTTTCGAGTTCGAAGATACAGACGCTGGCTTGGGTGCGAGCGGCGGTAGTGAGGGTCGGCAAGGGCGCGATGCCTTGCAGGGCTTTGATGGCCCAAATGGTCTGGCCGATGGCGGCGTTGTGCCGCCAGACGGGGTTGGCTTTGAGCTTCTTGACTGAGGTCTTGCCCATCAGAGGATGCGGCCGGTTTCTTGAAACTCCTGAAGCGCCATCCGGTCTGCGTTCATGAAGTGCTTCAGGAGCTTTGCGCCCTCGCGCATGGTGATGTACTTGATGTTGCGCTTGCGGGAGTTGTAGATGGACTCTTCGCCCGCGGAGTCGAAGTTGGGGTGGATGGAGAGGCCGGCCTTGTAGGCCATCGTCATCTGGACGGCCGAGGGCAGGTCGGGGGCGGGGACCTCGATCGAAACGGTCCAGTAGTTCTGGTCGGTGTTGCGGGCGACGCGAAGGTCGCAGAAGAAGGTGGTCACGAGCTTTGCTCCTTCGGGTCAACGACCCAGGTGATTTCCTCCTTACCCTCGTGGGCGGAGGAGGTTCCGTGAACCCGAACCCACTGGCCCCAAAGCTGGGTGCCGTCCGGTCGGGTCTCGATGAGGTAGGCCGGGCCCGAAGGCCCGATCTTGGGGGAGCGGTTAGAAGGGAATGTCGTCATCGGGACCTGGCTCCTGTCGAAAGACTGATTTCGTGGGACGGATCATGTGATCGGCCTCCTGGAAATCGTCGGCGGGAGGAGGGGGCAGGGCCCCCATAATTTCCGGCATCTGATCGGCGAACCGAGACCAGCGCCTGTGGCACTCGTCAACGGCCTCCGGAAAAGTCTTGCCGCCGCCGGTGGCCTTGTATGCCATACCGTCGTTGTTGCCCTCGACTTCGACGGTCCAATCGGTGCCGAACTCGGCCTTGTAGACCCAGACCTTGGTCTTCGGGCCCGAGCCCATTTGTATAAGTTTGAGAGTAGCAGTAGACATTTGGATTTCCTTTCAATCCCAGCGGTCGATCTTGTAGATCGCCTGACCGAGGTTAGTGGTGACGCGGAACGGCAGATCGCAGCCGTTCTTGTTGATGCTGATGCCGTTGGCGGTGCCGAAGGCGGCCCCCTCCTTTTTGCCCTTCTTCGAGAAGGCCTCGATGGTGGAGCGGATCGGATGGAGGTCGGAGCGCAGGATTTCGGGGAAGAGGGCCATCTGGTCCTCACGCGACTCGCGGGCGCCTTCGAGGACGGCGACGACCGACTCGGAATGAGTCGAGTTCGGGCCGTCCCACCACGCGGGATTGAGCATGAGGCCCTGGACGCGGACCCAACCGGCAGGTGGAAGGTTCCACGAGGAGGGGTAGGAGCCTCCGACCCACACGTACCAGCTGAACGGATTGTTCCACTGGAGAATGTTGGGTGCGTTGGCGACGGCAGCGGTCAGGACCCCTACGAATGGGAGGTGCTGGTTGAGCATCTTGCATTCGATGGCGAGGGCCTTGGGCAGAACCGTGTCGCGGAACTTGACCCAGGTGATGGTGGTCTCGGGCACGGCGGCCTGCGGGCGGGGCGAGTCGGTCTTGAGATGGCCGAAGACACCGCCCGGCTTGCGCTCGGCGCGAACGTCAGTGGGTTTCCAGAAGAGCTTGACCTCCTCGATCGTCGCGAAGCGACGGCGAAGCGAGTCGGCGATACCGAGCTTCTCGACAATGCGCTCGGCCTCGGCGATGTTGCCGGCGCTCGGCGGGGCCGAGGGACGCTGGTACTGCGTCACGTTCATCTTCGCTGCGAAGCGCTTCTTCACATCAGGCAGGGCAATGCCCGCCTTCAGGTCCTCGAGGAGGGTGCCGATCATACCGCTGCGGGGAGTGGCCCAGCCGACCGGGGCTTTGGCGACGGCCTTCCAGATGAGGTTTTTGCGATAGCCCCTGTTAGCTGCGATGGCGGTGTGGAGGTCAAGGAGAAAGCGAGCGGGGCCGATGAACTTGTCGCCACGAAAGAGGGCGTCGGCCTCGAGGAGATTGATAGCCGAGGCGATCAACTTGCTGTCAAAGTCAGCAAGGCCGTGGGAGAGGGTGCCGAAGTCCTGGGTCTTCAGGGCAACGATCTCGTGCGCCGCTTTCAGCGGGTTGCGGTAGACGTTCACGGACTCCTGGATCACGGCAAAGTGGTGCCACGAGCCGGTCACGGGGGTGCCGAGGACGATCTCGGAAGAGAGAAAGACGGACTTGATCTTGCCCCGACGGACGGCGGAGGCCATTTCGCGAGCGGCGCTGGCGAAGGGTTCGTCAAGGCTGGGGAAGTTACCCCACATAACGGACTCGAGAGAGCCGTCGTCACCGACGACTGCAAGGGAGCCGAAGCGCTCGATGAAGTGGCGGCAGCAGTTGCAGGTGTGGTGTTGGCGTTCGGCGGGATCAGCGAAGGCGCTGAGGTAGAGATCATAGAGCGCCTCTTTGGTCTCGACCACGAACATAGGGCTGCCGCTGAAATCAGAGAAGCGATGGCGTACGGCAGTAGCAAAGGCGTCGAAATTGAGCGCAGTCGGGTGCGCAGGGTTGAGGGCAGTGGTTGCCATTTGGGGCTCCTTAATTGAGGTTCTTGAGGGCTTCAGCAGGAAGGGCGACCTCGTCGATGAACTCGCGCAGGGCGAAGTCGTGGTTGAGGCCGGAGTTTTCGGCGTAGACTGCATCGACGGCGGCGAGGAGGTCAGCTTCGCCCACACCACTGCGCTTGCCGCTAGCGATGTCGCGGCGGAAGGCCAGAGCTTTCGCTCTGCTCATGAGGCCCGAAATCATCGCACCGTTGAGGATGTGGTGGAGGAGGAAGCGGTGACGGGCTCCGGTGGTCGGGTTGGTAAGCTCCTGGAGGAGGTAGTCGTTGGAGAAAAGGCGCTCGATGACGGCAGAGGTGGGGTCCATGCGGAGATTGGACCATGCGGGGCTGTCCGTGATGGACTGGCGGAAGATGGTAGTGGCTGCCTCGCGGCCGGGCCGAGTGATCTTGATCTTGCGATCGATACGGCCATCGCGAAGCAGGGCCTGGTCGATGGACTCGGGCCGATTGGTCGCAAGGACGGTGAATGCGCCGTACTCGTTGAGGCCGTCAAGCTCGGTCAGGACTTGGCCGATCTGGGCATTGCGCCACTGGGCGAGGTGCGGGCCACGAGGCGGGAGCATGGAGTCGGCCTCGTCGATGAAGATGAGGAGGGGCTTGCCGCGCTTTTTCTTGTAAGCGCGGGCGTAGGCGAAGATGGCGCGGATATGCTCTTCGGTCTCGCCGACGTATTTGGCCTGCAACTCGTCGCCGTTGATAAGGATGTACTCGTCGGCGCCGAGGGCGGTGACAGTTGCCTTGGCGAGCATGGTCTTACCGCAGCCCGGAGGGCCCCAAAGGAGAACGCCCTTGGGCGGGGTCATCTGGTAGAACTCATAGAGGGCGGCGTTCTTGGTCGCGGCCTCGACCGCTTCGCGCAGTTCCTGCTTCGCAAGCTCGTTGCCGATGACCTGGGACCAAGAGACGGACTGATCGACTCGGTGCAACCATTTCTTGACGGCGGAGGAATTGAGGTCGTTGCGGACGAGGCGGTCGTCGCTCTTGGAGTCCTCGGAAGGAGGTTCGCCATAGAACATCGAGGATGGTCCGCCGGGATAAGCGCCTAAACGGGCCATGTAATCCTCACGCATACGGTTTGCCGCCTCTGCTATTTCTTTGGCACTCAGCCGATCGTAAATGCTCACTTCATTTCTCCGTTGTTCGTATTTGTTCCGGCCTGCGGCCGGGGGTTTGGGCTTCCACTTAGACACTGAGATCACCGAGGAAGGAAAGGTCCAGTTGGCCGATATCGAGCGGCTGCTTCGGCCCCGTGCTTATATTATACCGGGGCTGCGGCGGTGCCGCAAGACGTTCTTCGAGAGTCGCACAAGCCTTGTCGTATGCAGCCTGTGGGGTGGGGCCATCGCCGTACCAACTCAGGCCGTTCGCGCCATTGGCAGTCTTGCGAACCCACGCCCGCCACTGAGTGAGACGATGATTAGGGTGGACGTCGAGGGAGTCCGGCGGGTAAAGGCGGTGCAGGACGTACTGGGTTTCGTCGTACTCGAGTTCAATCTTCATCTTGCACCTCGCCTACGATGGCGGTTAGGGCGTCGAGAAGGCCGGCGTCCTTTTCGGTAAGCTGCGGGGTCAGGGCCGGAAGGTGTAGGGGGACTCCGGAGTCGGCGCGGATGGCCTCGGTGAGGGTTGGGGCGATACGCTCGCCGCCGGGGAGGATGAACTCGCCCTGAGGGGCGGGGTCGAAGTCGATGATGACGTGCTGGGGTATGCCGGGGACGTAGGAAAGCTTCATGCGGTCGTATGGGGTGGGCGGCTGATAGCCTTTGATGGCACTTTGCCCCTTCAATTGGGCCATGAGGAGGAGACGGTACTGGTAGCACCGCTGGAGGAAGCGAACGGCCTTGCCCCGAGTGCCCGCGTCGTAGATGATGCGGGTGTGGGGCTTGGCGGCCTGGAGGATTTCGGCGACGTCGGTGTAGGTGTTGATGTTTTTGGAAAGGGGCAAGGCTCAGGCCTCCTTCGGCCGTAGCCCGGCCATACGCTCTTCGAGCATTGTCATGCTGGCCGCGGCGACCGCATCTGCGTCATCGATGGCTTGCAGTTCTTCCTGTAACCGTTCGATGGAGGCGACGACAGTCGCACGGCGACGGCCGCGGGTGAGAATGCCTGCGTCGAGTTCTTCGCGCATGGCGCTGCGATGGTCGACGGCGGAAATGGTGGCTGACTCGTCAGAGGAGTTTTTCATTTGATGGGGCCTATGGTTAGCTCGAGGCCGAAGACCTGGAGATAGTTGATGAAAGCCTGCAGGCGAATGCCGCCACGGGCGACGATGCTGGGGAGGTGTTGGTCGTGGTAGCCGGCCTTGTAGGCCAATTCCTTGTGCGATAAGTCTGCGATGCGGCGGTGAAGCTGGATGAAGTCAATTGCCTCTTTGTGCGACCGGATTGGAGTGTCGCCGACGAAGAGGCCGAAGGAAATGGGGCGGCAAAGCTGTATGAGGGAGTCGAGGCGAACGCCGCCCTGCCGCTTTGCCGAGCTGAAAAATTGACCGTTGAGGTCGGCGGAAAGCAAGAGAGCGGATTGAGTAAATCCGGCCTTCTTGCTCTCGACCTTCACTTGGGCGATAAGCTCCTCGATGGTCACGGTGTGGCCTCGCACACTTCGGCGCACCGCGCGGCAAGGGCGAAGAGGCCCATCTTGCCCTTGGAGACGGACTCGACGAGGGTCTTGGCCTCGACGTTGATTTCGCCGGGGACGCAGGTGTAGGAGAGGTAGGAAAGGCCGAGGTTGTTGGCCCGAGCGGCTTCCCCCGCGTCCTCGCAATCGGCGAGGGAGGTGTAATGGGAGGGAATGACGACGAGGCCGCCGCCGGCGCTGCCTGTGGTGCCGAAGTATGATTGGCCATCAGCCTGGCCGAGGACGAGGAAGAAGATGGCGGCTGCGGAAGTGGGGGTCATTGATGACTCCTGAATAATGGAACCGGCAAAGCCGGGGAAGCAAAAGCGCTTCTAAAAGAGGGCGGCGTACCGCCCCCGGATAGAAGGGCTCAGGCGGCGGCAAGCCGCCATGCGTAGTAACCGACGCAGAAGAGATTGAAGGCGAGGAAGCAGAGGCTGAGCCCCGTAGCAAAGACATTGCGCCGTATATCAATGCTGAAGTCACGGTAGGGAAGGCCGATGTCTAACCATTCGACCTCGTGACGCCTCCACCAGCCGATGTTGCGATAGAAGCTGATGGAGAAGAAAACGGCGGCACAGGCGCCGAGGGCGTGAAGGGCGATCATGGCGGCGAAGAGGGCTTGCATCAAACTGTCCAATCGACTTGGCCGGTTGCGGCGAGGTGGCGAAGGGTGCGGACGGCCTGATCGGCCGGGATATGAGCGCGGTAGGTTTCTGCGCCATCGCCGAAGAAGAGCTTGTGAGCCGGTCCGGCCTCGAGGCCAAGCCACTCACTAGCCTCTCTGATGAAACTGCCTTGGGCGAACTCATCAACCTGCGCTTCGGTCTCAAGAGGGGCTTTAAGATCGGCCATGATGATAGCAGCATGACCTGCGATGCAGGCAACGGTTCCGCACTCGTGACCGGAGCGGTCGAGGGACCATTCCAGTTCGGGGGACTTTTCAGCAATGGCCTTGGCGGTGCCCTCGGCGGAATAGATGAAGGGGCCCATATTGAAGCCCAGCCACGGGATCGTGTGCTGCTCAATGGCGTCGGCGACCTGAAGGATGCGTTCTTTGTTCATCAGAGTTCTCCGAGGAATGAAAGGTCGAGGTCGATAGCGGGGACCGGCTTTGCAGGCTCTGCCTTGCGCCGCAGTGGCGCGTTGAACTTGTGCGGGGCATCTTCCAATGCCCGCTCGCCAAGCGGAACCCGCTTGATCTTGCCTTGAGCCTCAAGCGAGTTGATCTGCTTGATGATCTGAGCGCCGATTGCGTCCTCGCCGGCGGGATTGTTGGCGACGATATTGCTGCGGCCGAGGATGGTGCGGTGAGCGTCGGCCCAACCTTGGTCGTAGGTGCGGTTGGATTGCAACGCGACGAGCTTTTCCTCCATCGACTGGAGGTGCTGGGCGATCAGAAGCATTCGGGCGTTGCACTCGGCCTGTTCCAACGCGCTACGTGGCGTGAAAGAACCGTCCACGTAAGACTGAAGCCAAAGGGCGTCGAGGTTGGTGAAGTGGTCAGCCACGCTTGCCTCCCGCCGTGTTGAGGGCTGCGGCCAGTGCCGCCCCCGCTTCGCGTTGCGCGTCGAGCAACTCGTCTTGGAATTGCTGGAGCAGGGCTTCAATGCCGGGGCGCATGGCCGCTATGCGAAGGTCGCTTGCAAGGCCCGCGTGACGCATCTGCGCCTCTTGGAGGAGGATGGTGGAGAGGAGGACCTCAGCTTGATCGGGGATCGAGAGCATTAGCAGGGTTCCAATCCGAAATCGGCCATGAGTGAGGCGGGGATTTCAACGCCGTGGGTTTCGAGGTAGACGGCCATGGACTGGGCCGACAGTTTAATGGCGAGGTTGAAGCGGCGAAGCTCGTCAGGCTCGCTGCTGATTAGCATGTATGTGCCTGCGCCGATGGTGAGGCGGGAAATCAATTCGTCGGGCTGCACCGCTTCCATTTCCTGCCGGAATTGTGCGTTATTGATGTTTCTGGCCATTTGTTTCTCCGTTGTAGTTTTCGGTATGGTTGAAGAACCGTGTTCCGCGACCATACCCGATGCTGCGGCGCATTGCGCCGGGTGATTGCACCTGAAAGCGGCAGGCCCGGTTGGGGGATGAAAGCCTGCCGCTTGCGTTACAATCCAGCCCGCATTACGTGGCGCGGGCGCATGGCGGGCCTCCTTTGGTTCCGTGATTGACGGTTGCGAGGCCGCAGCCTCGAACGTGCGGGCGGTAAATGCCCCGTTGCCCGATCATTATACCAAAACTGGCGGGGACGCGCAACGCCCGCGTGCAGCCCGGTATGGCGGCAAATGAGGGATAAATCGGGCGGGCCTAAACTCTGCCTCATTCGCCCCTCATTATCCCTGCTGGTCCTAGGGCTTCGCCCCCGCACCCCCCACGTGCAAAAGTGGGAGCCATATCAGGCTTCTGAAAAAATCCCTAAAAAAAACTCTCTCTTAACAGTTATTTCAGAAATTCAAGGGCCGAGGCCCGGTATGGCTGAGGCACCGCCGCTCGCGAGACGGGGCGCGGCAAGCGCGGGCTAGGGGTAGCAGGGGGAATGAGGGGACGAGCAGGGGGAGACTAGCGCGGGCGGTGCGGGGCACCGTGGGCGGCGGTGGGGCCGTGCGGGCGGGATGTGTACCGGGGCGATGCCGCGCGACCGATGGCGGGCGCTTTCCGCCCGCGCAATCGGCCTCCGGGGCGAGGAGAAACCCCGCCAATCCAATTCGGACGGGCGGGGCGCTTTAGCCATATCAGTTTAGCAAAACATCGAGGGCGGGCAAGCGGGCATTGCCGCCAGCGTCCGGGCAATTAGCAAGCCAACTCCAACAATTGAGAAGGCGATAAGCGTTTGCGCGTGGGTCATTTAGGCTGATTTCCGTGGTTTTCGGGGGCCTCAAGCCCCCGAGTTTTCGGTATGGTTCACCGTACCCGTGGGTACGCCTCCCCTCGCTTAGAGCGCAAGCCCCGAGGCCATTTCCTTAGCCTGCGCCTTGCGGGCCTCGGCCTCGGCCAGCCGCTCGCTTGCGGTTGCGGTGATTGCGGCCTGCTTCTCTTCGCTTTGCTTGGCGAAGATTTCGTCCAGCGCCTCGGCGCGCTTGTCCTCGTCGAGGTCGCCGATCAGTTTCTGCCACACCTTAGCCTGCCGAAGCATGTCGCCAATGACGCCACGGATGGCTTTCTGCAGCGCAGTTGCGCCGTTGCCGCCAGCTTCCCGCACGCCAATGGTCCCCTCAAGCAGTCGATCGAGTTTCTTCTGGAACCGCGCCGTGGCCTCGGCCGCCGACTCGGCCCCGGCATATGCGTCTTGCAGGTTCTGCAAGGCAAAGGTCAAGAGGTACTCGACCGATGTCGGGGGCAATTCCTTCCCGCCAATCGTAATGCCCTTCACATCACATTCCATTTCAACCAGCCCAATGCGGCCATGAGTCTTGTGGTCGAATGCGCGGGCAATAGTGATCTTAGTCATTTGGTTTCTCCGTTGTGTGTCGGCACGATTGCCAACTTGATGCGCACCACACGGATGCGCACTGAGTTGTCAATAGCCGCGAACCTTATCTTCATACGCCTCGGCTTTGCCCCAGCATTCGCTGCGCCGTTCCAATTGGTATCAACCTTCTTACCCATGATCGATCTCCGTTGTTCGATGCCCAACCATCCCTCGAGTCGCATTCTAACGCAAGCCCGTTTCGAGGAATGGTTTTCTAATCTAACTCGACGCGCACGAGGCACATGGTGCCTCGGACCCCCACCCCCTCAATTGGGGCTGCGCTGCAGGCGATTTCGCTGCACCGCCCCCCTCACCCCACCCACCACCACCCTCTGGCATTTTGTAGCATTTTCGCAGCATAGCCATATCCTGCTCCTTCACCTTCGCTTGCGCAGCTTTCGATATGGTCGCGGAACCGTGTTCCGGAGCCATACCCAAGCCCGAATGGGCTTGACTCCCCGCCCGCGCGCGCGTATTGTGCGAGGGATAAGGAGGCCCCGGCCGTGAACCTGAAGACCGTGCGAGCAGACTGGGATGATGCGGAACTGGTGTGGGAGGACCCCGTGGCCCTCACTTCAGCCGATCTCGCCTTGCTCTCGGAGGTCGGGAAGGGCCGCAGCGTTGACGGGGCGGTCAAGCCCCTGACGAAAATTCGGGAGCGGCACCACGCGCTTGCAAAGCTCCTGGCCTCCGGTGGCATTTCGCAGAACGAAGCCTCCATCATCACAGGCTACGACATCAGCACGATCTCGATCCTGAAGAACGATCCGGCCTTCAAGGAACTCATCCTCTTCTACCAGAACGAGGTCAACGCGGAATACCGCACCATGCACTCGCAGCTCGCGGGTCTTGGCGAGGACGCCGTTGCCGAACTCCGTCGCCGGGTCGAGGAAGACCCAGAGCAGATCGGCTTCACCAGCTTGCTGGACCTCGTCACCAAGATCGCGGACCGCACCGGGCACGGCCCAGCTTCGGCCGCCTCGTCCCGCGTCGAGGTCAATGTAACCGTGGACCTCGCGTCCCGGATGAAAGCCGCTCGGGCTCAAGCCGCCCGTGCTATTGAGGGCGTGGCCCGCGACGTAACCCCCGAGGCTACTTCGTGAACGACGAACTCATCCTCTCTCTGGCGTCATTCTCAACCGACCCCCTGGGGTTTGTTTACTTCGCGTTCCCGTGGGGGGAGCCGGGTGAACTGGAGAATGACGCCGGACCCGAGGGCTGGCAAATCCGCATCCTCGAGGACCTCCGCGATGGCCTTCTCACCATCGATGAGGCGATCCTCCTCGCCCGCACCTCCGGGCACGGCATCGGCAAATCAGCCCTCGTGGCCTGGATCGTCCTGTGGGCCATCTCCACATTCGAAGGCACCAAGGGCGTCGTCACCGCGAACACAGAGAACCAGCTGAAGACCAAGACCTGGGCCGAGGTCGCGAAGTGGTACAGGCTTTTCCTGGGCCGGGAACTCTTCGAGCTTACCGCCACGGCCCTCTTCGCCCGCGACAAGCTGCACGAGAAGACCTGGCGCATCGACATGGTCCCGTGGAGCGAGCGCAACACCGAGGCCTTCGCCGGCCTTCACAATCAGGGCAAGCGCATACTGGTCGTCTTTGACGAGGCCTCGGCCATCCCCGACGTGATTTGGGAGGTGACCGAGGGCGCGCTCACTGACGAGAACACCGAAATCATCTGGTGCGTCTTTGGCAACCCGACCCGCTCGAAGGGCCGCTTCCGCGAGTGCTTCGCCGGAGGCCGCTTCGCCCATCGCTGGTCCTCCCTCGCGATCGACTCCCGCACCGTCAGCTTCACCAACAAGAAGCAAATCCAGAAGTGGATTGACGACTACGGCGAGGACTCGGACTTCGTCCGCATCCGCGTTCGTGGGCTCTTCCCCCGTGTCGACGCCGAGAGCTTCATCCCGTATGAAATGGCGAAGCAGGCCGCGTTGCGCGAAGACACCACCGGCGCGGGCTACCGTGTCCGCCTCGGCGTGGACGTAGGCCGGTTCGGCAACGACCCCTCCGTCATCTACCCGCGCTGCGGACCGGACGGCCGAAGCCGCAAGATCGAGGTCTACCTTGGCATCGACACAATGCAGCTCGCGGCGAAGGTCGCCACAGCCTATTACCAGTACCACGCGGACATGGTCTTCGTGGACGAGGGCGGTGTTGGCGGCGGCGTGGTTGACCGCCTGCGGATGCTCCGCATCCCCGTTGTCCCGGTGGACTTCGGCAGCGGCGCCGAGGGCACCAACCTCGATGACGGCGGCAAGTACGCGAACAAGCGGGCCGAGATTTGGGGCGGGATGCGCAACTGGCTTCAGCGCGGCGGCGTGATCCCCGAGCGCGTAGACGGCAACCGCAGCGCCGGGATGGACGGGGACGAGATCACCCTGGTGCAGGAACTCGCGGCCCCGACCTACGCTCACAACGTGCGGGAAGAAATCCAGCTGGAGCGGAAGAGCGAAATCAAAAAGCGCGAGGGCTTCAGCCCCAACGTGGCGGACGCCTTGGCGACCACCTTCGCCCTCCCCGAATACATCGAGGCGGTCGCCGCCACCGGCGAACCCCTTTCTGATAAACCAACTATCGCAACCGACTACGACCCCTTTTCTAAAGAAAGGCTCTTGGCATGACTTCCTCTTCAGGTTCTTCAAATGGCGGCGGTGGCGGAGGCGGTGGAGGCGGCGACCGCGAACCCGAGAAAAATAAAATCGGGTCGGTCTCCAAAAGCACCGGCATCACCACAGTAGTGGAAGCTCCACGCAGCATCTCTGATACCAGTGGCGGTGGAGTTGATTACTACAAAGCTCCGGCCTCCACCGTTGCCGGCACAGGTGCGGATAAGAACCTCGGCGGGGCCTCGCCCTACTCCGGTTCCTCCATCGGCTCCGGAGTCAGCAATCCACAATCTCTCTCTCCCACTAGTGGCGGGGGTGGTGGCGGCCCTGTCGGCACAACCGTGAACCAGACTCCAGCTGCGGCCGCGCCCGACGGCCCCGAGGGTACTACCATCACAGCCGCGCCCCGCTCGGATTACTCCGTTGTCCTCGCAGGCCAGGTCGGCAATCGCCCGAACCGGTCGCCCTCGCGCAGCAACAACTTTGTCTCCCTCGTCGGCGGTGCGGGCGGTCTCGGCCGTGCAACCAACGAGTCCAAGCGTACCCTGATCGGCGGTGCCTGATGAAAGTCAAACCTGAAGTCCTGACGAAGAAGAAGCAACTGCTCGCCGGGCTTCGCACTGCGCGGCAGCCGTGGTGGCTGCACTGGCGGGAGCTTGCCGACTTCTATCTTCCGCGCCGCTACGTCTGGCTGCAGTCGCCCAGCGAGGCCTCGCGCATTCAGACCAAGAACCCGTTCATCCTCGACGCCACCGGCACAACCGCGGCGCGCACTCTCGCGTCTGGCATGATGAACGGGATCACCAGCCCCGCCCGCCCGTGGTTCCGCCTCCGCATTACCGGGATGCAGGACGAACTCGACCACGCCTCCCGCGTGTGGCTGGACGACGTGACCAAGCTGATGATGCAGGTTATGGCCGAAAGCAACTTCTATCGCGCCATGAGCGAGCTTTACCTCGACCTCGTCGTCTTCGGGACCGGGGCCATGATGATTTACGACGATGATGAGTCCGTCATCCATTGCTATAACCCGGCCCTCGGCGAATACTACCTCGCCCAGGACTCGCGCCTTCGCGTCAACACCTTCGCCCGTGAGTTCACCTACACCGTCATGCAGACCGTGGAAATGTTCGGCAAGGAAAACTGCTCCCTCATGGTGCAGCAGAAGTACGAGCAGGGCGGCGAAGCCTTGCTTCAGCCCGTCGCTATCACCCAGCTGATCGAGCCGAACGACCAGCGCGAGGGCGGCCTGCCGAACTCGTTCTCTTTCCGCCAGTACTACTGGGAGACCGGCGCAACGGGCTCGCCCACCGGGTCCGAGGTCCTCGACCTCCGCGGCTTCTACGACTTCCCCGTCATCGCTCCGCGGTGGGAGTTGCTCGCAAACGACAGCTACGGCAGCTCGCCCGCGATGGACGCCCTGCCCGATGTCATCCAGCTGCAGGTGGAAACCAAGCTGAAGGCCCAGGGCCTCGACAAGATGGTCAAGCCTCCGGTCATCGCGGACGTCCAGCTCCAGCACAAGCCGACGGCCCTGATGCCCAACGGCATCACCTTCGTCCACGGGATCAACAACGTAGGCGTCAAGCCGATCTATACGGTGAACCCGCCGCTGGGCGAAATGTCCGCCGACATCCAGGACATCCGCGCTCGCATCCGGGAAATCTTCCACAACGACCTGTTCATGATGATCTCGCAGCTTGACACTGTCCGCAGTGCGGCCGAGATCGACGCGCGTCGGGAAGAGAAGCTCGTCCTCATGGGTTCGGTCCTCGAGCGTTTCGAGAACGAGGCCCTCGACCCCGCGATCAATCGCATCTTCGCGATCATGGAACGCAAGGGGCTCCTGCCCGAGGCGCCCCGGCAAATCGCCGCACAGGCCCTGGAAGTCCAGTACGTCTCGATCCTCTCGACCGCGCAAAGCGCAGTGTCGGCCGTCCCCACCGAACGCCTGCTTCAGGTGGTCGGGAACCTCGCCGGTATCGTCCCCGAGGTCCTCGACATCCCGAACATGGACGAGCTAATCCGAGGCTACGCCGACGCCATCGGTGTTCGAGCAAAGGACATGAACTCGCGGGAAACTACCGACGCTCGTCGCCAGGCTCGTGCCCGCGCAACGGACGAACAGCAGGGCCTCGCCGCCGCAGGTCAGATGGCACAGGGCGCGAAGACCCTCAGCGAAACGGATGTGGGAGGTGGCGTGAACGCGTTGCAGCGCTTGCTGGCGTAAGCCGATATTCGTAATGGCGCGACCCCGGCGTAGGCGAGCGCCACAGCGCGGAAGCGAAAAGTTGGCTCGGGAGGCAGTGCAGCGACCCTCCGGGTTGACGGGTCCGGTTGCACCCCAAGAAACTCCAGCGGAAGCGGCGCGGGGCCGGCACGGCCCCCGACGCGCACCGCCAGGGGTTTGGGGCAATCCGGCCAGTCAAGCAAGCGCCACTCCGAACAATCTTTTCAAAGCCGGGACGGTAGCCCCGGTATGGCTCCACTAAATCCCTTGACCCACCCCCACGAAGGAGCGATGATGTGGCTCAACACGATGACAAACAGGCCGAACGACTGAACCGAGAGCTGGCCAAATATCAGGCCTTTGACGAAGCAGAGATCAGGGAAGAAATCCGCGACATGCTCGCGCGGCCCAAGGGTCGAAAACTCCTCTGGTGGCTCTTGGAAGTAGGCGGTTACGGCCGCAACCCATTCAGCACTGATGCCCTTATCATGGCAATGCAGTGCGGTGAAATGAATACCGGGGCGGCTCTCATGGCCCGTCTTATCGAAGTCAACCCCCTCGGCTTTGCCGAGATGCAACTCGAAAGGAAAAACGAAAGTGACCGACGCGATCTCGCAGCCCGCAACCTCGCCGGAGGCAACGACCTCTTCGCCACCGGTGACGACACCAGTAGCTGAGGCCCCCGCCTCCATTGTCAATGCGGCGCCCGCGCCTGCTCCCGCTTTCGTCCCTCTCGACGCAACCGCATTTACCATGCCCGAGGGCTTCACCGTTGACGACGCGGCGATGACCACCTTCCTCGGCATCGTGAACGATCAGAACCTGGACGTGGCTGGCCGCGCTCAGGCCCTGATCAACCTGCAAGCCAATCTTAACACTCAGGCCTCGGAAGCGGGTAGCCGGCAGTGGAACGAACAGCAGGCAGCATGGCAGGCCGAAGTTGCAGCCGACCCTGAACTGGGCGGCCAGAACCTCGAAAAGACCATTACCAACATCGGGCAGCTCATGTCCCGTTTTGGCAACGATGATCTCCGCCGCGCCTTCGACACGACAGGGGCGGGCAACAACCCGCACATTGTCAAGTTCCTCAACCAGATGCACTCCCAGCTTCGCGAACCCGCTCCGGTCAATCCGGGCGGCCCTGCTGGCGGCAGTGCTCCCCTTTCCCTCGCCGAACGTATCTACGGCAAATAAGGAGACTTCTGAGTTATGGTTGTACTCGCCACTACTCACCCGACCCTCCTCGACCTCGCGAACATTTCCGACCCTGGTGGGAAGGTTGCCGCGGTAGTTGAGATTTTGAACCAGACCAATGAAGTCCTTGACGACATGGTTTGGGTCGAGGGCAATCTGCCTACCGGCCACCAGTCTGTGATCCGCACCGGCATCCCCGACGCCACCTGGCGCAAGATGTACGGCGGCGTCCAGCCCAACAAGGGCACGACCGCCAAGATCACTGACAACACCGGTATGCTGGAAGCCTACGCGGAAATCGACAAGGCCCTTGCCGACCTCAACGGCAACACCTCCGCCTTCCGCCTCAGCGAAGATCGTGCCCATATCGAGGGCATGTCCCAGATCGCCGCACAGACGATCTTCTACGGCAACGAAGGAACGCAGCCAGAAGCCTTCACCGGCCTCGCACCGCGTTACAATTCCCTCTCCGCCAGCAATGGCGATAATATCATCGACGCTGGCGGTACCGGCACAGACAACTTCTCCGTCTGGCTCGTCGGCTGGGGCCCGGACACTGTCCACGGCATCATCCCGAAGGGTTCCAAGGCCGGCCTACAGATGACCGACAAGGGCCAGGTCACCATCGAAAACATCGATGGCAACGGCGGCCGCATGGAAGCCTACCGCACCCACTACCGCTGGGACATGGGCCTCACCGTCCGTGACTGGCGCTACGTCATCCGCATCGCCAACAT